TTCGCTGGCATTGTGACGGTGTTGCTTGTACTGCTAAAAGTTTTGTCTGAACCAAAGTCCAGAACAGCTACCGACTTGTTACTGCGAGTCACGTTGTAAATCAAAGCCCCACGCGCCACAAAATTAGCACCCGGCCAAGACACATCGGCAAAATCCACGTAGACAGTTCCTGCATCAGGGCCGGTTGTTTGGGTGCTAATTGTCACCCCCGTCATCACTACGCCGCCCGCCGTGTATCCCGTGCCAGTTACTTCATTGCTTGTTGTGTACACAGTGGTCAACTGCCCGATATCAGAGAACGCGGTGTACAACTCCATCTTCAATGTATCAGTTGCCAAGTTCTGCCCCGCTTGGAGCATCTCTTGTTTGAAGCTATTTGTGAGTCCCTGTTGGATTGGCATTATGGGTTCACCCTAATCTTAGCCTGACCATCACGGTAAGCATCACCGCGCTCAAGACCTGTACCCAGACGATTCAACTGTGCCACGGCTTCGTCGTACTTGGTTTTGTAAACTGCCATCAAGTCGGCTTCGCCTTTCAGGAATATGTAGGCTTCCAACATTGCGCCATACAGCAGAACCGGCGAGTAGTTGTCGCCCAGCCATGTGCGCCCATCAGCAGCAGTCGTGATTGACTCAGGATAGTAATAATAGTGCAATTCAACTGTGTATCCAGAATCTGGCGTGGGAGCAAGAATGAAACTCAACTCGTCTGTAATGACGCTGGTGACCACCGTTGGGCCAAACAAAGCGTAATACTGCGGCAAGCCAGTGGACGACGGGTTTGGATATGCCGCACGCAAAAAGTTCACATCCTTGTTCAGCAAGTACTCATAATTCCCACTACCATCAATTACTGCCATCGAAAAGACAGATAGGAAGTCGGCTGGGCAAGACAAATACTTATTGCCAGATGTGGTCAAGCCTGTGACGTTCTTCCTCAGCGCGGGTAGTTGCACATTGTTGTAAATGCGCTCTTCAGCCTGCTTGATAAAAGTGTTGATCTGTTCAGTGCCGTCAGACGTAGTTGTGCCTGTACCTGCTACGTTCGTCCACGTATTTGTGGGGAAGTCGTTTTGCAGGTAGTTCTTAACAGCAATGAACAGTTCGTTGTACGTCATGATTAACCCATCGGACCACGAGCCATCGTGCCTTTAGTTGCTGCGCCAGTACCACGGATTTTAATACCCGTCGTCTTGGCTTCCTTGTAATTGCCCTTGCTAACTACACCACCAGCAATATTCATTTCATTGATATACGAAGCGCCAGTTTTCTCAGGCACTTGTGGATTTACTTTCTTTGCGTCCATAGTGTGTGGCTCCGCGTAAACCGCAGCTTGGCCTACTTCCTTGCCGCCCTGCTTTTGTGAGTATTTAGCCATTATCGACCACGCTGATTCATAGCACGAGCCATATTACGCCCCATCTTCTTCATGGCCTCGCCGGTCACGCCGCCTTTTTTCATGCCGTGCATCTTTTTCTCATGGCCTTTGACTGCTTTTTTCGCAATCTTTTCCATGAACGGTTTATCTTTCTTAATATCCTCGTGTTTCATAATCCACTCCTAAGTAATTGTCACACTACCCACTACGCTAATGGGGGCCAAAGCATTTGGCGTTAATCCCACATCGTTTGAACTAGCGCCGCCTACCGGTGCCCAACCCCACTGAAAGACTCGGCTACCACCAGACGGATCTCCAAAATCAGTATTGTTTGTAAGCTGCAACCCTGTGTAACCCGCTTGCTTGTAGCTTATATCTGGTCTTGGTTCCCGAACAGCTTGTGGGTCATTCACTGGATATAAACCAAGCGACAACTGTGGTTGATCTGGTTCCCAACAATTTTTACAAACTTTAATCGATACCAATTTGGTTTTGATTGTCAGTTTACGTAACTCTTTAAGCATGTACCGAAAACCGCAACGGTCACACTCTGCAATACTATTCTTACCAGATGAATACTTACTCCCCATATATCACCTGTAAAACAACGTACGCGGCACGAATCGATCCGGTGCCTTTTCACGATCCTCCGCAGAAGCAAGATCCCAAGCCTCGTCGTATTGCGTTTTTAGAATACCTATTCTTGCTGGGTCAATATCCGGCAGCTTCATAGACAGCATATATGCCAATCCTGCGACCATGCAATTCTGAAAGCGGAAAGGAATTTCTTCGACGTTCACACCATTACCAGCGTCCACCATGCGACGTAGCCGCCAGTAAACAAAGTAATAAAACGGACTAGCTAAACTACCCTGATCTGGTGACGGCCACACGTTAATCTGCGGATATGCAGGAGTAGCGCCGAGAAGATCCGATGTCTGTCCGGAACGACGGTTTACCCACACCTGAATCGGACGGCCTTGAGTCAGTTTGTTCGGGATCGTCGAATACGTCGAGATACTGATTCTATTGATATTGATGTCGTTCTGATTAGCACCTTGTCCGGGATAAGTACGAATAACGTGCTCAAGAAGATCCACGGTATCATTAGGTAGATCATAAGTAACCGTCCCTTGTACTAGAGGAATCTGCCCCTGCTCAATGGTCCAGAGATTGATTCCACGGTTGGCCCACTCAGTAATCAGGAAGTTCAAACTACGTCTAGCCGTACGGAAGTGGTAGCCCGTACGCAATTCCGTACCACAGCGTTCAAACGCCTCCTCCATCAACTCATTGAGGTCAGGATTAAAGCTGGTTGTCGATGTAGTTACGGCCATTACTTCCTCGCTGCTCTCATGTTATCCACTAAATTCGGATACGGCCTACCAGCGGCTTTTGCCGCAGCCTTCGCTGCTGACTTCTTAGCGGGGCTTAACTTCTTTGGTTTACCCAAATCTTTGGGGCGGGCTTTATCCCACACCTCACCACCCTTCTTATACTGTGTAAAGTCAGTATTATCCCGACGCGCTTTTTTCTTAGCTTTAGGCATCTTAGAAGGATTGATATCACCCATACCTCGCGAGGCCATCATCAGATCATCCTACCTTTCGTCTTACCACGTTGGGCAATACCGTCAGCACGAGAAGACGCGGACTTTATAGCCCCACCAGAAGCGCGTTTCTTGATTCGGTTACTTTTCCGAATCCCACCGCCACCTACAGTTTCGGACTCTTCGTCTTCAAAAGGTACTATCGTTATATCTTCAGAAGTATCAACTAGCTGGTTAGGGCCAATATCGTCAAAAACATTAGCCGTAGAACTACTAGCGTTGCTATCACTTGGATTAACTGGGGTAGTGCCAGTGCCCCTAGTGCCAAAACTGACTCTGGGGGCTTTTCTGGCTGTTGGTTTGTTTGGCATATAAGCCCCTGTTAGCACTTACCGCCGTACTTCATATTTTTACTACCGGCCATGGTAATCTTCTTGGCTTTAGTTTTGCCCTTGGAAGCGATACCGTCAGCCGATTTATGGCCAGCAGCCAAACCACCACCTGCCATCTTCTTGACTTTGCCACCTTTTTTCATGGCTGCCATTGATTTGGCGGGGGTAGGTGTCTTTGGCGTTTTTAGAGCGGGATATTTTTCCTGTGACATTGCGCTACGTTTATCTTCATCGGATTCTTTTGAACGCATCTTAGATTCTGTGATTGGTGTAACTGGCATACCGCCTCCTGATTTAGTGAATTCGCGCCCTACGCTCATCGGTACGCCAACCTTCTTAGCGAAAGACGGGCTGTGAGCGACAGCCCGCATAAACTTTTCCTGCTTGGCAGACTTAGCTGGCACTAGCTACTCCACTTACCGGAGATAAACCCAACCAGCGCAGATACACCACTGGCAGCGCCGCCTGCCCACATCAACACCTTCCAACCGCCTCTGGCTTCAGAAAGCGTTTTGTTTATTTCTTCAATAGACTTACGGATAGCCGCTACGTCTGTTTTCATGGCATCCATATCATCTTGCAAATGTTTGATGTCGTTGGCGTGTGTTGCAAGTTCACGCGCCGTTTCTATTTCAGGTACGCTCATGTCAGCACTTCCATGCTCTTAATGATTTATTAATACGGCTATTCGGATCTTTCGCGGTTTTCGCAGAGGTGAGCTTCTTTTTCATCCCTTCCATTCTGGAACAGAACGATTTTTTCCTTGCGCCGCCTTCCGGCTGGGGGGCTTTCAACCCCGGCTTCCCCGGATTCGCTGCGTTGTAGGAGGCTCTCCCTTTGGCGTTTAGACCACCCTTGGGATTTTTGCCCTCTTTCCGCGTCCATGCCGGGGACTTAGCCATAAAACACCGTTACTTTTGCATTGGTAGGCAACGTCACATGAACATCCGTCGTAAACAAAATGCCCTCGCCGGGAATCAGGTTTGCAAAAGGATTGTTTGTGTTGGCAGGTATGTTGAATTCCAGACGGATAGTGCCAGAAGCCCCACCATCACGAAACTCTATATCTCCCGCCGTGCCGCCGGACAAGCACTGATAGCCTTTCACGCGAGTGCGACCAGACACCATTGTGCCAGTCGCCTCTACATGCGCCGCTTTTACGTCTGTTTGCATCATGGTGATGCCTCCTTATTAGACGTTCTGCTGACCAACCAACGGATCGGCGACGAAGTAAGTGATGTAACCAGCGACAGGGTTATTACCGCTTGTATCAATACGCGAAGTCACATACGACAGTTCGGTAATTGCAGTCAGGGTCAGACCTGTTGTAACCAAACCAGCCGTAGCCACAGACAGGTTGTTAGCAATAGCGGCAGGGGTAGCTGTGCCAGACGACACGCCAGTGGTGCCAATGTCAACCGAACCAGCGCCAGCAGTAGTGATGTTTACCGAGAGGACAACAGCACCGGCGGGGAGAATAAGGTTAGGAGCGCCAGCAGCCGAAGAAACTACGACGTTAGCGGCTTCAGATGCGTCAGGGATATAGAATTGCGCGGCCATAACGCCGGAGCCACAATATGCGGTGCGAGTTTGATCGCCGCCGCCCGAACGCCAGATGCTTTGGGTAGTAGATAATGCCATTTGAGTTGTCCTCACATGCGAGTTAAGCGCGAACGATCTGCATGTCGTCAGGCGGGGGGCCTGTTCGTAAGCGCCGGGAAACCCCCGGATTTGTTACTTTATATACTGAAAAAGGGGGGCCGTAAAGCCCCCCTCTCTATTACGCGCCTTGCGAGCCGTACATGCCCAGCGGGTCAGACCAGCCGAACGAATAACGCTCACGAGCCTTGTAACGGACGTTGCCAGTATCGAAGTCACCATCCATGCCGGTGGACATCGGGGTACGAACAAAGTGCTTCATGCCGTTAGGAACGTCAGTGGTCAGGAACCATGCGTTTGTGTCGGTCAGGAAGTGGTTGATCGTATAGCCTTCTGGGATCGAACCATTGTTCTTCAGAGCGTTAACGTCGTTATCATTGGTACCGACACGGAGTTCGGTTTCCAACAGACGAGTAGCAACGAACTGGAGAGCAGTAGGAACAATCAGCTTGCGAGGCTTGGCAGCAATCAGCAGACCACGTTCGTCAGTCCACGCAGCGATCTGAATCACAGCGTTTTCCAGCGAAGTTTCGTTCAGGTCAGCGGCAGTAGCAGGAATGTTGCTATTGACGCCACCAGAGACGAGTGGGTGGTTGTTTGCGAACAGAGCTTTACCGTCACCGCCCGGATAGGAAGCCGAGAAGCCGTTGTTCAGAACTGCCGCCGCTTTAACTTGCTTGGTATAAGCCATGGCACGAGCCAGACCCTTGGTATAACGAGCCGACAGGCTGTCATACAGGTTATCTTCGATGGCCTCTTCGGTCAGCGAGAAACCCAGAGCGATGGTCTCGTGGTTGTATCGAGCGGTCCAAGCTTCCTGCGCGTTATCATAAGCAATCGCAGAGCCTTCGTTCTTGACTGGAGCAGCCGAGAAGCCAGACAGCTTGGTTTCTTCTTCGAAGGAACGCTCGGAAGTCTCTGTTTCGTAGATCTCTTTGTGCTCTTCGCCATAGCGAGCGTACTCCAGACCGAACAAGGCGTTCAGGCCGGGGAGAAGCTCTTTCAGTAGTTGTGCGCGTGAAATAGCCATTATTTAACTCCCTTAAACGTTGAACTGGCCGTTCGGGTTGAGGTACGAATGACCACCGTTATATGCCACGACGTTAGGAGTACCTTCAGTCAGGGTGATATACGGAACATTCCACTTAACAATAACTTCGCTGTAGTTACCAGACGAATCAGTTGTTTCAGGAACAAGGCCAACGACACGCAGTGGCAGCGTAAATACAGTGCTGTCTGCTGCGTTATACGCACCAATATTCGAGTTACCCGAAATAGTAGTGTTAGAAGCGGGCTGAGAAATGCCCATGTTGCTGCCAAGAATTGCGCCCGAAATTGGGGTGATGGTGCTCGAAGTGGAGCCACCAGTCACAGCAACCTTGAACAGTTGGTCAGGATCATCAGCAACGTAAGCCTCGATATCCGAAGCTACTACACCACCCGAAGGATATGACTGAGCAAACAGCTTCTGACCAGTCGAGGGGTTGGTGTAAGTGCAGCCAAGGAAGACGCCTACAACACCGTTTGCGGAAACAGTAGCAGTACCTGCTTCTTTGACGATAGTACCGTCAGTAGTGTTAAATTTGACAACGTCACCGTAGTAGATAGCAGTGCCGTAGCCGCTTGCAATCGGGAGTTGCCGGGTTGCACCAGCAAACACCTGACCGCCGATCAAATTGATCGGAATTAGCCCGTAAGGGGCATTTACAGTCGGATAAGCCATATTAGACTCCAGAAAAAGTTATTAACCTTTACCAAACGACGTTGAAGACTTACGTTCATTGAACAGTGGCATCCTCGGATCGTTCTGGCGCATCAGGTTGTTGTCTACAGACTCAATCTGTCCTTCGGACTGTCGCTGATAGTAGCTATTACGCTGATCTACCAACTCCTGTGGAGTCTTGCAGAGAAGCAACCCACCGACCTCGATATTGTCCTTAAAGCGACTATTCGGGTCGATTAGCAGTTGAAATTTTGGCTGTTCTTCAATCTTGACTGGCTCCCATCCTTCCCGCAATTTGGCCGAAAAATTACGTGGATCAGTATTGTTCAAGGTTGAGACACGAATCCATCTGTACGCGAAACCGGGCTGCTTATCTGGTTCAGGGAGAAGCTCAGGTGGTGTCCACTGCTTGGGACGTTCCTGCACGGCACGGGTTTCAAGTTCACGACTAAGCTTGTTTTCAGCCATTGTTGGCCTCCATTTTCATAAGTTCACGGGCGTATTGCTCAGGGCTTAAGCCCAGACGTTTAGCAATGCTCAACTGCGACTGCTTTAACACTATCTTTTTGGAGGATGTGCTACGGGTTGCAGGAGCAACGACCGTGGATGATTTTTCTGTGCGCGAAGCGGGTTTAGCCGGTTGCGTAGAATCTTGGAAGTAGTCCGGGAAGCGTTGACGCATAGTGCCATCAATCTTCTGCCAATACTCGTCGGTGGACGTATAGTTTTGGCCGTACTGTTTGACTAGTTTTTGATGTAGCCCAAGTGCAAGACTAGTCATCTCCTCGTCCTGACCGAACCATGTATTGCGCTCTTGCCACGCAACAGCCCTCGGGTCAGGGCGAGCCACTTGTGCTTCTGGCTGAGGTTGTACCTCACTTTCATCATATTGTAAAGAGGGAACGTATTCTTTTGCTTTTTGCAATTTATAGTTTGCGTCGCTCAACTTTCGTTGTGCGTCTAGCAACTTTTCAGTATCGCCCTCTTCATACGCCGCTTTATATGCTTTTTCGGCAACATGTAGTTCTAATTCAGCCGCACTCTTATATGTATCCAGATACGACTTCTCGCCCTCAGAGAGCTTGGTCTTAAGCTTACGGTTCTCCTCAAGCATCCGCTTGGCTAATTCTTCCGCCGCTTGACGCTCCCGCAGGGCGGATTCTTTCTCCCGACGTTCGTCATGCCACACCTTTTTCATCTGCTTCAGGCGTGTCTTTACCTTCTCGGAGTAGTCCTCAAGTTCATCTTGTTCAAGTTCTTGTACAAGTTCTTTGGGCATAGGCTCACGACCACGATCCTCCGGTGGGGTATCGTCTTCAATTTCGAAGTCAAGATCATCTTGCTTGCTTTCTGCCGCACCACCTGACTTAAGTTCTTTCTCGTCAGGAAATTCAAATTCTGTCTGATCCATTTATATCTCCTTATGCGCGGCGGATGCCACGGGGGTCTTGAACAACGGCCTCGACCGTGTCGTCATTAATCATGCGGAACTCTTGTCCGTGAATCTTCAACCGAGTGCCACTATTTGGACGAGCCAAAATGAAATCCCCCGGCTTACACCACGGGCCACTTGGGAAACGCTTTTCGTCTTTGTAGCAATCTGGTCCAAGCTCAATGACAAAAAATACCGTCGCTAGTACCTCTTCAAAATGACGAGTTTGGTCTGCTTTAATCAGTCCACTCTCGTACGTATCTTCAATTTCCGGCAGCCCGACAAGGATGTGATACCCCGTTGGCTGTGGTAATTGCTTGGCTTTTTCTTCTGCTTCCTGTGGTACTACACCGCTTTCTGTAGCGATTAGTATTTCACTCATCTTCGTGGCGCTCCATTTGGTCTGCGAGATCTAAAATAAAACCTTCTGCGATGGATAGACCCCGAATCTCCCCGCACATTGCACGATACTCCGTGTAATCCTTTGCAATACCTTCACTAACCGCTTTGGCTAGGAAAGCTTGTTTCTCATTTATCTTGTCTTTAATAACTTCCAGTGCTTTGTCCACTGATTACTCCTTAGAAGGTTTCTGCCTCGCCTTTAGTTGTTGCTGTAGTTGCGCATGAGTTTTAGCTACATCGATTCCCATACGAACGCCTGACTCTTCCTGACGAGCTTCCAAATCTGCTCGATCTTTGGCGCTCTTTGCGCCAATCTGCATACCTGCAATTTCTTTCTGCGCCTCGATGCGTTCCTTTTCGAGCTCCAATCGATCTGCTTTATCGGCGGCCTCAATTTGAAGTTTGGCTTTCTTAAGATCCACTTCTTCTTTCTTGAGTGCCAACTCCTGCTGTTGCATCTGAACGACGGGGTCTTGCGTAGCTTCTTGCGCTTGTTGTTGTGCAACTTCAGCTTGGTTTTTCTGTAGCAATTTGGCAGATGCCATAGCCATCATGCTTGCTATTTGGTTCTCAATATCCTGCGGTATTACTTCATCTTCCTTAGTCTGAGGCAGCGGTACGCCCAACATCTCTTCAATCTGCTTGCGATACTGGAACGCGACGTGCTCATTAATGTGCGCCATAGCTGCAGCCATCATTGCCTGCGCTTGTGGATGCTGTCCTACTAATGCGGCTATTTTTGGATCTTGCATAGCTGCCGCATGGACTTGGATATGTGCTTCGTGATCTTGATGCGCAAATGCTTTAACTGGCTTCATATTTAATATGGCCATGTTTTCGGCAACTGGATCTTTTGGTTTTTGATCTTCTGCAGAAGGAACTAGCTTGCCGATATTCTTGATACCCAAGACCTCCAGCATCTGACGGTTTAGCTCGACCATGTCATAGACCTGTGGTGTTGCTTGCGCCATCTGCATCACGGCTTGATACTGCACAACCTTCTGCGACATAGTTGCCGCGTTGGGGTCCGATACTGGGATGACATCCACATCATCATAGTCTTGACGGCGAGCCATACGGTCGCCATCAGTCGGGTCGTAGCTGTATTCTTCTGGAGCGTACGCAGCGATGATGTGCTTCAAGAGTTTGAACTCTTGTTTCATAGCAAAGTGAATGCGAGCCTGAACAGCAGACATCACCTTTAATTGACGTTCAAGAAGTGCCAGAGTTGTGCCTACTGGTGCTTGAGCAGACATATCGCTAACTTGCAGGTCAGCAGCGGAAGCAAAGCGTCTTCCCTCGTCTACTATCTGGTCCATCAAGCCTTTTAAGACCTGACTTGGTTCCTTGTATGGAAGGGGGAGAATGTTATCCCGTATGGTGCCAGACGCCACATCCACATCCCGCCATTCGCCCGGAGAGATCGGGGTATCGTCACCCTTGGTGCGCATACCTTTAGTTTTAAGACCGCCGGGAAGATTTGACAGTGTGCCAGCATCAACCAACTGACGCAGTATGGAAGTACCGCTCTTTGCGTACGCACCGATCAGATGGATCAAACCAAAATAGTAGAAGCCAAAGCCGGGGATGTAGCCATAGTGGACGAAGTGAGTGCGCTTTTGCTTAGTCTCATCATCAGGCTCCCAGTTACGGCGAATAGCTAGTACTGTATTGGTGCCTTTCTCCAGAGTGACGATGTAAGGTAGTGCTATACCATCTTCATCCTCATACCCCGGCAAGTCTAGATTGACCTGCATCTCCAAGAGCTTGTAGCGGTCGTCCGATGTAGCTCTAAAGCCCATCTTCTCGGCAATCTTCTTCTCTACATCGTCCAGTGTATTGACTGGGTCGCCCAGATCAACGTCTCTATAGAAGCCACCGACCATCAGCTTCTTCAAATCGTTCTCTGACTTTCGCATCACATGCGTGACCCGCTCGGCTGTCTGCAAATCTTCAGATCCGTACGGAACTACAACGTCTTCAGCAGGCACAAATATAGATGCCTGACGATCTCTGGAGGGGTCAAAGTAAACCTTCTTGAACGCATTACCAGACAGACCCAAGCCCCACAGCATACGCTCGTGCTCACTGCGATATTCAGTCATTACCTCAGTAAGCTGATAGTTCATGTCATTTTGGACTCGTTCAGCCGCTTTTTTCTTCGCTGGAGTTTCTTTGCCAATGATTTGCGTTTTAACCGGACCAGAAGCCGGGAAAGTCGCCATGATGGTCTCGGACTGGAATTTAACCAATGCTTCAGATAGCAACGGATGGTATACGCCACAGGCACCCTCCCACGGTTCGCTACGCTCTTCGAGCTTCATACCCAACAACTCTAAGCCGTCCACATAAGTCTGCATCCAGTCTTTGCGACTGGCTACGTCATCCTCATAGTCGGAGACAAGCTCTGCCGCCAGACCTTCCAAAACGTCTTCACTGATCTTCTCGGCAAGGTTCTCGTTGAACTCATCGTCCTCTTCTTTACCCGGCTCGATCTCAATCTCTAGATCGCCCATGCCAATAGTTACTGACTCAGGGTCTTCGATCTCAATCTCCAGATCCGGCTCCACAGGTCCGGGCTGCATACCTACAGCGTTTAAGCCCAAGGGGGCTTGGTTCAATGCCTTATCGATTGCCATGTTCAAATTCCTTAAATGTTGTAACAGGCGGGGCTGTCACTTGCGTCATATGGCTCACGTTTAAGTCTTCACGCGTTATGCCAAAAGGATTGGTTCTAATCCATCTATCAATATCTTCTTGGGTGGGAACATGAGGTGTTCTGTCCGCCACCTTTACTTGTTTAAGTAAACGACGGTTGGCTTTCTTAACCCGCCACCAAAACTTAATCATTTCAAAAATGGTCATCAGTAGTACGGTCGTTGCCGCCTAAATTCTCTAACTTCTTCAGGCTCATCCAACAGAGTGCGGATATAGCCACCTCGTCTAAAACGCATCATTGCAAGGGACACGGAGTCAACATAGTCGTCATGCTCCCCACCGGGGAAGCTTGCTACCTCATCTACGACTTCCTCTGCCCATTGTGTGTTGGGTACCCAAACCCGTCCGGATGCGAACAGATCAGCGACCGCATTCAACCTCGAAATCTTGTCATTGCCTTTGGAGGGCGTGAACTCCTGCACAGGGATCCCCATCGACCGCATCTCATATATAAGAGGCGCACCTGACGCCTTTTTCTCCACAATGATGGAGTCCGGGTCCCACTCTTTGAACTCCTCAATTGCCTTCTTCTTTAGCGCCGGAAACTCCATCCGGTCACGGAACGCGTTTAGGAGAATAATATTTGCCTGTGATAACCCTGTATCGTCTGGCTGGTAGAAGACCCCCCAAGTAGTACATGCGCTGTAGTCAGCACGGGTAGACTTCTCAAACGCCGTATCCCAAGACTGCAATATGAACTCGCACTGCGGAGGAGACTCTTCCTCCCATATCTGCCACCATTCCCGCTTGACGATAGCGGCGGATTCGGAAGTGGGGTTCTGCATATACTGCGCCATCCACTTCTGGTTGGGCAGTTCCTCCTTCAACGCCATCAGTTCCTTCAAAGACCAGAACTGTGGCCACAAAGGATTCCCACTGGGTAGGATTGCAGGGAACTCGATTACTTCCCACTCGTCTCCCCCACGCTGGGCTGCGGCTTTTAATACTTGACCAGTCAAATCTTTCTTTGACCAACGGGTCATCACGATAATAATGGAGCCACCCGGCTGGAGACGCTGACGAGGTCCGGATGTGTACCACTCATAGACCTTGTCGTAGATTTCTGGGTTCACCTCGGCCAAGGCAGCTTCTTGTTCACTATGAGGATCGTCAATAATCAGGATGTCAGCACCCTTACCGGTTACCGCACCCCCTACACCGATAGCGAAGTAGTCACCGCCCGCTGATGTATTCCATCGACCTGCCGCTTGGGAGTCCGCCCGCAGGCCAACCCCCGGAAATATCTCGTGAAACACTTCGGAATCGACCAGATTTCGCACTTTTCGTCCAAAACCCACGGCAAGTTCTGCTGTATGGGACGTTTGGATTACTTTTTTGTGAGGAAAATTGCCCAGAAACCATGCTGGTAGCAGGTATGAGGCAAATTCGGATTTCGTGTGCCGTGGTGGCATGTTAATAATGAGCCTCTTGCATTCGCCTCTGGCGACTCGTTCAAAGGCACGGGCCATTCTTGTGTGGTGAGCGCCGTCTATGAAGTGAGGCCATACCTTATGGACAAAATCCATGAAGTTATTCGCTGCGTTCTCTCTTTTTTGTAAGACTTCATGCTCTTCTAGGGACGCATAGAGGTCACGAAGCTGTGCTTCAGGTAGATTTGGAAGCACTTTCAAAAGATTCTGCAACTCTTGGGGGTTCATTCTGGGTTTTCCTCCGGGGTTGGAGGATCTAAAAGTCCTAATTCTGCTTCTAGAGAGTCGTGTTCGGGGGTTATATCAATGGTATTTGCCGCTTGAGCCGCCAAAAGACGGTTAATTTTGTCCGCAATGGCTGTCTTTAGGTCATCTGAAGTGCGGTGAGTGATGGTTACTTCGGACTTCTCTGTGAAAGCACCAACATCGGAAAGCTTGCCAAGGAGCTCGATAGCCTTTAGCTCGTACCTAGCATCGCCGCAAGAGGATATTTCAAGGAGTCTATTAGTTATATAGGTCCGTGCTTGGGTAGCATCCAAGACAACCCGCTGGTCGTACTCATTTAATAGAGCAGACAGCTTCAAGGCTACGTTGCCCTGATATAAAGCTGCGGGGTTGTACTGGCCTGAAGGGGTTTTTTGTTTTTTGGCATCGACCTGTTTAAACAAGTCATGGGCTAACTTCTCATCTTCCTCCGTCATTTCGAAGGGCATCCCAAGCTCTGCCATAAGTGCAGCCGTGTTGGCAGCGACACGAGCGTTATCCTGCAAAGACGCGCCGACTTCGTCGCCCAAATCTTTGGGGACGGGCACACCTTCAGTAGGTTGTATCTCAATTGTCATGTTCTGCCTTGTCTGAGAGACAGATGAAGATAGGTACTAATTAATACCAACACGACTGAGGACTGGCTATCTAGCTTGTCTCATCCAGAGTTTCCTAGGACTGCTGGCTATCTTTTGGCAAGCCTACTAAGTCTTGCGGACTCGGGCTCCAATCCTCATGCGTGTTGGTACAGGGTACTCGCTCCAGTGCGTTGATGAACCCCAGTTAATCAAAAGAAGCACCATCCGCTTTCCCCGCAGAAATATTACCCTACCTATATGGATCCTAAAAGAAAAACATAGGGGGGTGTTTCTGCCAGCGCAGTATAAGTAAGTGATGCAGAAAAAACAAGGGGGTGGGGGGGGTATGCGAATAACTTATCAATAGGGGTGGTTTAAGTTATATGTTGTTATTTTTGTATGTGTTTTTGAAACGCGATGATGTGATGTGCAAATCATAGTGTATATGTGCGGTAGGGTGGTAAGCGATTTTTAGGGGGGTCGGGGGCGGGTAGGGTCGGCCAGCCAGCCAGATTAACTGGGTCGGCCTGTCTGCTGCTGGCAATAAAAAACCCAGCCGAAGCTGGGTTCTCGTTGATGCTGGGTGGATCAGAGATATACATGCTGCGCATATGGCATCCACTGGGCGAATAGTTCGGTGCCACTGAACCGCTCATTGTTTTTAATAAACTCTCGGCCAGCAGTGTCGGCCTCTTCATAGCTCAGGCCATGCTGGGTCATGAGAGTTACCCACTTGCCAGACTGTCGGCCATGCTGATCTGGCTGGTTGTGGTTGATGTAGGTTTTGATTACCAGTTTGCCAGAGGTGCGTTCGATCATGGTTGATTCTCCCTAAGATGGTAGTGAGAGTGTCCAGGCTAATTACCGGACACTCCCGATTGATTACTCTGCTGCTTCAGTCAATGCTGCCAGTACAGATTCAAGCAAACCGATATTGGTACACTTGCCAACTGCGTCTTTGACTTCGGTTCTGAGTGACTTCAGTTCTTCGCCGTGCTGCTTGTTCTCGGCTGACTGCTTCACCTTCAAAACCTTGTCCAGTTCTTTAACCTGCTTCGCTGCTTCCTTGTTGGTCGGGTTCTTGGCGAGGGTTTGATATGCTGCTTCCATCTGGGCGCGAATCATGGTCGGAGTCAAATCACCATGTTTTTCCAGTAGTTCCTGCTGCTTTTTCTCGCGCTCGATACGCTTTTTCTCTGCTGCTGCGCTGGCTGATTTCGGTTTGACTAACCCGAAAAACTCATTCAGCAAACCAGAAAAGCGGTCCCAAGCCTTGTCGGCTGCATTACCAGTATTGGCTGGGTTTGCTTCCACGTACCCAGAAACCCACTGCAAGCGGCCAGCTTCCCACTGGTCGAATGTAGGATCAGTGCCCAGCATGCCAGCATAATCCCTAGCGTTTTCGAAAACAGCTAATTGATTCCGTGCATACTGGAAACCGCAGTCTTTAGCAGTCAATGACTGCTCGGCGGACAGAGCAGATACCTGCTCGGCGATGATGGATTTCTCCATGGTGATTCTCCCTAAAAAACTGGTCAGCCCAATTGCTGAACCAGTACGGGGATTATCTCGCGTTTCCTATGATCTTATCCAATTGATTGTCACTATCATGATAGGGAATTTAATAGCTGCTGGTCCGACATGATGACCAGCTTGTCACTACGTCAATAGGAAATGTTATAAAAAAGGGAAGGGAACGGTCATACCAACGCGGTAGCCTTTTTGAGCAAAAATAAAAAACCCGCCTTTCGGCGGGTCTGGTTGGGTTGATCGGATTACTGCAAGGCTTCGAGTGCGGCTTCAAGCTTGGTAGCATCATCGCAAAGCTTCAGGGCTTCGCGGATATCATCCTTGATCGCCTTGATCTCACCACGCTCGGCCTTGTCGGTTTCGCGGGTCTTGATCTTCAAAACCTTGCCAAGCTCGGCGGCTTGCGCTTTGGCTACCTTGCTATCCGGATTCTTGGCTAGAGTCTGATAGCACGCCTCGATCTGGGAGCGTAGCAGAGTCGGCGTAGCGTCCGCATACTTCGCTACAAGCTTTTCCTCTTTGGCCTTGCGCTCGGCGGCTTTCTTGATCGCGCCTTCGCTAGTGGCCTTTGGTACGGTGATACCAAAACGATCTACAAGCCGATCCTTGAATCGCTGGAATGCCTTGTCAGAGGCATCGCCTTTGGCTTGCGGCTTGACCATCACGTAGCCGTTGATGAAGTCCACGCGGGCGGCGTTCCACGCCTCATAGGTTGGCTCGGTTCCGACATCGCGGGCGAATACTTCAAGGGCTTCGGTTGCTTCGATCTCACTACGGGCGAACATTTCGCCGGACTTGATTGCACTCATTTGTTTCTCCAAGTTACGACTTGCTGACCCCATGTCAGTTCGTCAGGGATAATTATCTCGTTTTCCTATCATCCTATCAAATTGTATTTATCTATGAGCTTTGTCTTTTCAATAGTGTTGTTGTCTTTGCAATATAGAGGAGAGAACGGTCATACCAACGCGGTAGCCACTTGCATGGGAATTCCCCACGCGCTGCCTAAAAAATAGGCAATCTGCTTAAAAAATAGGCAGTGCCTAAAAAATAGGCAATCTGCTTAAAAAATAGGCAGTAAACTCTCCCTATTGCAGTTTTTTAAGTTCGACATCCTGACAAGGCGTCATTTTGTCCCTAATGTTCGAAAAAACCAAAAACGCAGAACATTACAAGAAAATTTTCGAACATTATAAATCGCGTGTAACTCATTGATTATATTGGGTTTTGTCTCAAAATGTTATCAAAATTTCGTTAATTGTTCTATAATGTTCTAATGTTCCGACGTTTTTCAGCATGTACGGATTTTTGACTTCGAACGCGCCTCTTGGCAAGTGCAGCCCCACATCTTCTACAAATAGCAACAGCGATTTTAGCTCCGCTCTCTCTAAACTAAAGAACATTAGAACATTCCGTACAATCCGCATTTTTGCTAGACCTAATGTTCTCTAATTTTTTTTTTTCGAACAATAGCAACATTAACAACATTTACAACGCCGTAAGTCGTTGATTTTATTGGACTTTGCCTCCTCGCCAAAACCGTTGCCATTCTCGCATTTGTTCTCTATTTTTCCCAAACCCCCGAACAATCCAGAACAACACCATTACCCGTGGCTCACGTAGCTCACTCCATCCCGTCCCACTACACCACAAGCAACGCCGTGTGTCAGTGCAAATAGCTTTTCATCTTGAACTTGCACCGGTGCAAATTGCTCCGAGAAGTATTTGACCCACACTCCCTCTCTTCCTATCATGCAAGACAACCACTCCACACACCAGACACTAACTTGACTTTGTATAGTTATTATGCTATAATAGAGGGGTTAGTGGGAGATCGCCCCTAACGTAACCAACGACAATCTGACGGAGGGTCATCATGTCCGACTTATTCAACCGCGCCTCGTATCTGCGCCACATCCTTGCCAATCCAAACACCGACCGCGAGGAATACATGTGGGCACAGCACGAACTCAACCACATGTACGCAGAGCAGTTGCGGGTCAACGAAGCTGCCGATGCGTATCACAAAAACAACGACAAACTGACAGGTGGTCAGGATGTCTAAACAACAACGCAAACATGCACACAACCCACGCAACCCAAACACATGCAGACGCTGCCTGACCAACCCAATCGGCAAAACCCGCCTAGCTTACGGACACACCATCTGCCAAGCATGTGCAAGGACAGACCCAGAGACGCTGCCCCAAAGCAACGCCGAAAGTAATGAGGAGATGCCAAATGAGTAACGAGCGAGTCGCGGAGATAAAAGCCAACGTGGAGCAGCTAACCGCTACATACGACAAGCTGTTTGCCATGTGCCTGAGACAGCTAAAACCCGCAACTTGCTGCACCAAGCAGGAGGTAATGCAGCGGGTAATAGAGCGTAACAATCTAATCAAGGCGCTAGAGAGTTACCTAGCAGCGAAGGGAGGCAAGGATGAGTAACGAAGATACGAGGTACTTATGCGTAGTGTGCGGCGGGTTCATCGCCCATGCACGTTACAAACTTGGCTACAAAACCTGCGTCCAGTGTGGCGAGGAAGCAGCTAAGAAAGTGAAGCATTGCATCGCGCCGCTGAACAAGAGCAACTATTACTACATCAGCAGCATCGAGACACTGAAGCAACTCAACCCAAAGAGGACAACATGAATCAGGTCTGGTATGTGCGAGGGGAGCATGACGAGGAGTACGTCATGCCTACGCTGTTTGATACGAAAGAAGCAGCAGAGGTTTATGCTCGTGTGCTGTTCCCTGACGAGCCTGAGTTCAAGCGGTATGCCCGTATCTACTACCGCGAGGTGATGACAATGAACGATTTGAGATGGAGAACGAAATGAAACTGGACGAGAACGAAGTAATTGCAATCATAACCGCCGTCATTGGCGCAATCTTGGGTACGGCTATCGGCGCATTGCTGATGCTGTTACTTGGCTTTTGGGGGAAGTGACATGCCAACCAGTAAAGACTTATACAAACTTCGTAGGGAAGCGGACGAGCAACGCATCAGGGAGAACAACGCCCTGCTGTATGGCTTCTTTGGTAAGCAGTCCGAGCCAATTCGCGAGGTGCAGCTACGCCTCAACGCGCAACTCAGGGTAACCGAAGTTAACAAAATGAAAGCAGAAATAAACGAAATAAACGCAACGACAATCTGACATCCCGTCAGTTTGTCTCAACTAGGAGAGCAACATGAGATCAATCGAAGCGCAGTACGCAGCACAAGACGCAGCCCGTGATGACATTATCAAACTAGCAAGCGGGCTTCAAGCGCCTATGTTTGCAACCAAGGGGTCAATCGGCGAAGCCTACGAGTACGCATACACAATAATCGAGACGCTCGAACCGAAGGACAAAGTCGCGGTGATCACAGCCATGCAGGTGCTGATCAACACAATCGCAGAGCAGGTTAAACAGGTAGGGGAGGTATGAGATGGAGTCAGTAATCGTACTTGGGGTTATTTGTCTGGGGCAGGCACTCTATGCCTATCATCTTATCAACAAGCTATCGAGGCTAGTGACAATCCTAGCCATCATCAAAGAGGGGTTGGTCAAGGTGGCAGACGGGGAGGTGCGGTTGGTTCGCACCGCTGAGGGGATTCAGTTCGAGATGATCAAGGAGGGTTAACTATGTACCGAGGAGACGATCTGCCAAAACTCAGCACTTTCGCTGAAGCATTAGCTTGGTATCAAAGCAGGCAACCGTACAAGAGGGGGCGGAGCAAGGGGCTGCGTCCGTTGGGTAACAACCGCCGGTATGACAGGAGCTTGATCACAACAAGCACTGACGTTGATGGCAAAGTGGGATCGGTCATTCTCTCTTTCCACACCTGCCCAGTAATTACGTTTTACCCAGACGACAGCATAGTGCTTAAACATGGTTCGTGGGAAACCATAGGGACAATGGACTTCATCAATACGGTCTTGCGTAGCAGGTTTAACCAGTGCCAATCGGCCAATGCGGGATTCGCTGCACGTAGCGATTTTGGTTCTGGGAACTCGAAGTGGGCGGGTATCACTAGACGGCGGGGCAAGCTGTATTTCTGTGACGGGTCACCTGCCAATGGTGAGCATAGGTTCGAGAGCGTACTTAAGTTGGGCATGTACAACGAGGTAACCGGTGGCGCATCCGAGTACGCGTGGGTGCTGGACAAGGACATGATGGCAAGGGTCAGGAAACACTACGCCGAGTTCACCGAATACCTAACTTACTACTCACAGATGGTAGGTACGCGGGCGGCGTCTGACATCATCCAGCAGAAGAAGCTGTCGGTGATCAAGGGCGACTTGCGGTGGAACAGCAAGCCACAGATACGAGAGAGGGAGGAGTTTTTCTACATGCTGAACTTGGCTATGTTCGTAACAGGAGAGGACAAGTTGACTAACTTTCTGCCATTGGCAGAGCAGTTGGTGGTCAACGCAGCGAACAAGCAGTACGACTGGGCAGCGCAGATATACAAGTATGCGATCACGCCGCAGGCGGCGCGGGACTTCTTTTATGAGCTGTGCCGGTATCACTACGCTGATTACCTATTCAAGAAGGAAGCAGTAGAGAAGGGCAAAGTTGTTCTCGATGAGAACAGCAAGTACGTGGACTACAAATCAGACGGTGCAGCAATGCCGTTTGCAATCTAAGACAAACTGACATCCCGTCAGAATGTCACAACTAGGAGAATAAAAATGGAAATTCGCATGAACGTGGAAGTATCCCTTGCTGAAGCAGAAGAACTCATCTTGAACGTCGGTACGCAGAACGCCATCCATCTGGTGGGCGAACCTGGGATTGGCAAAACAGCAATGTACGAGCGTCTGGTACAACGCACAGGCTATCGCGGTGTGTACATCGACACACCAAACACCGAGTTGGGTGACATTGGTATCCCGATGCCCAACCATGAGACCAAGACAACATCTCTCTATCCTAACGAGGTTTGGGGTTTCCATAAGCAAGAACCAATGGTGATCTTTATCGACGAGTTCACCAAGCCTTCGAGCCAAGCAGTGCAGAACATGTTGCACCCACTGTTGAACGAGCGTCGCATTGGTGGGATGAAACTACATCCAGATAGCTTTGTTATCACAGCAGGTAACAATCTGTCCGATGGCGTGGGCGACATGCTGAAAGCACACAGCTTGAATCGTATGACGGTGGTTCCAGTACGCAAGGCGACATGGGAAGAGTATGTGGACTACGGTACGCGTATGAACTATGCACCTGAGTTGCTGGCTTTCGTACGTCAGTATCCAGAGGTGATGGCTTCCTACAAAGACCCATCGCAGAAGGATAACAACCACATCTTCAATCCGAAGACACCGCAGAAGTCATTCTTCTCGCAGCGTTCAGGGCATCGTGCAAGCAACATCTTGTTGAAGCGTCACACCATCTCACGCAATGCGTTGATCGCAGCGTTGTGCGGGACTATCGGTGAGTGTTCAGCGCGTGACTTGCTTGCGTATGTGGAAGTTGCTGACAGCTTACCAACATGGGACGAAGTTATTAAAAACCCCAAGGGAGCCAACGTACCTACGAACGCAGCAGCATTGTGCATCATGGCGTACAGCGCGGTGCAGAAGATTGATCGTGGCAACATCGGAGCGTGGTTCGAGTACTTGAAGCGCACACCGAAAGAGTTGCAATCTGTGTTCTGTGTTACCACAAGCAAGAACGAGGACAAGAAGAACATCCTCATGACTAGCAGCGCGTTCATTAACTGGATGCGTGATAACCAATACTTGTTCTAGGAGAACAACATGACTGACCACGAACTGGAAGAAGCAAGAGACGCAGCAGAGCAGATCTGCAACACGATGAACGAAGTACTCGACGGGTATCAGATCGGGCACATCATACCCGCCATGATTTACATGCTCGCAAGTATGCACGACAGCGACGTAATGCCCAAAGAAACTTTCATAACCGAAGTTATCAAGGGTTTATCAACACACATCGACGAGTTCGAACAAGACAAGAAGGGAGAACTGCAATGGCTTCAGTAAAACTATCCGCAGAGAAGCGGATCGAACGTGCCCATGCACAGCTAATGAGAAACAAAGATTTCTGTTTGTTCTCTGGCGTGTTCATGGTGGGCAAGGTATCGGTTAGTGAAACCGTACCGACTGCGATGACAAACGGTAGGGACGTTACGTATGGCCGTGCCTTTGTCGATTCCCTAGATGACAAGCAGCTTGCGTTTGTTGTGGTTCACGAAGCGATGCACAAGGCATACCGTCACCTGACGGTGTGGAAGGGTATTGCCAAAGAGAATCCAAGACTAGCCAACGCAGCGATGGACTACGTGATCAATCTTCAGATCATTGACTCAGACCCACATGGGGCTGTGGTGACTATGCCGCGTAACCCCGATGGAACTCTGCTTGGTTTGTTAGATGAGAAGTATCGTGACAAGGATACCAAGCAAGTCTACAACCTACTCAAGGAAGAGTTCGGTGGTGGCGATGGCAAAGGTAGCGGCGGCTCTGGGGGACAAACTGACGGTGGGTCAGGAAGTCCTTCTGGTAGTGGTCAAGGCAATGAAGGCAACGACAAGCATGGTAAGAGCGGAGAGAACTTTGACGATCATGATTGGGCAGGTGCTGATGAATTGTCGAAAGAGGAAGAGGAACAGTTGTCGAACGATATCGATAACGCTTTGCGCGAAGGCGCTATCTTAGCAGGAAAGATGAAAGGCAAAGTGCCGCGTGGTATCGACGAGTTGCTACATCCGAAAGTTGATTGGAAGGAAGCACTGCGTATGTTCATCAAGTCGAACACGCGTGGTGGTGACAAGTCAACATGGCGTAGACCCAACCGCAGGTATCTGGGCGTGGACATCATCATGCCTAGCACCATAAGCGAGAAGGCAGAGACGTTTGTTATCGGCGTAGACGCATCGGGTTCTACTTATGTAGGCAACACCTTAGCGCAGTTTCTTGGCGAGGTGAAGTCTATCTGTGATGACGTTATGCCTGAGACAGTTGAACTACTGTATTGGGATAGCCACGTAGCAGGACGGGAAACCTATCGCGGTAACGAAGTCAGCAATCTTGTCAATAGCACGAAGCCCAGAGGTGGCGGTGGTACACAACCTGAGTGTGTGCCCAAGTTCCTCGAAGCCGAGCGTATTGCACCGCAGTGCATCATCATGCTAACCGATGGTGAGTTCTACGGTGATGCGTGGCATGAGTGGCAACGTACCAATGCACCTGTGTTGTGGTGCGTGGTGGGCAACAAAGACTTTGTAGCAAAGCATGGTCAATCTGTGTACGTAGAATAAGGAGAAGCACATGAACGCAATAACTGAAACCCCAACGTTCGAAACGTTTGGTATCGCATCGTCATCGTTACTTATCGAACTCAGCATCTCTTGCTGGACTGCTAGGAAACTGGACAAGAAGGTGGGCCTCGAAGTTGACTCCGCTAAGAACACTAAGGTCAAGGCGGGTAATTACCACAAGCATCTGTTGGCAGGTAGTCCCGCACTCGAAGCGGTGCTGAAGTATGCGGCGCAAGCCCGACTGTGGAACAACCTGAACACTATGCCGTGGTCTGACAACGGCCAACGCATCGTGACAGCCGAGCATTTCTTCAACGGCTTCAAAGCACAGATGGATCAGCATAAGGCTAACTTTGAGGAACTCACAGCAAGTTTCCTACAACAGTATCCAACGCTGATCTCTGCTGCGGCCTTCCAGTTGGGTGATCTGTTCGACAGGGACGAGTACCCAGACGTAGAAGCGATAGCCCATAAGTTCCGCTTTCACTACGCTGTTAGCCCAGTGCCGACAGCAGGGGACTTCCGTATCGACATCAACGAGCAAGCGAAAGCTGAACTCGCGCAGCAGTACGCCGAGCATTTCAATCAGCGTATCGAGGGAGCCATGCGTGACATATGGGGCAGACTGCATGATTGTCTCTTGCACATGAGCGACAGACTGACAGATAGTCAGGATGGGAAGCGCAAGGTGTTTCACGATACGATGTTATCAAATGCGCATAGCCTTGTGGAGTTGTTGGGTCGCCTCAACGTAACCAACGATCAGAAGCTGGAAGATGCCCGAGTCCAGTTGAAGAAGGCGATCAGCACTGTGGATACCGATGACCTGAAAGAGCATGAGGAAGTACGCTCTGAGGTGAAGGACAAGGTTGATAGCATCTTGGCTAAATTTGATTGGTAAGGGGAATAGAATGAAACTTAAAAAGAAAGTCGAACACATCGACTACCCGCTGTACGAACCGTTGGAAAAGTTGCTGACCAAGCTGTATCACAAGATACCGAACCTTACGTTCGAGTCTCTTAATGCTGGATTTATAGGAGAACACAAAGTTATCCGTGAGGTTATTGTGTTCAACGGTAACGAGCAGGTCGGCACGATTGAGGTGGAACACAGATCGTTCAGGAACAACGGTAGGTGCGATGTGTATACGATACATTCGCCACGCATCAGGAACCGTATAGGCTCGCGGCATGACAAGGTAACCAAGCTGCCAGAGGAAGCATTGAAAACGTCCGTAAGAGTTTTTACGCACACATCAACGGCAGCGGAGGTTATCGATAAGATAAGGCATAAGATGAGTTCTGAGATTAGTGGGATACACTACAACGCGGTACGCCAAGCCGAGCGTGTTGGCGAGGATAGTATTATCCCGCTGATGGAACTTGCTTTGATGGTAGGCAGAGGGGAAGTGCCGACTCTAAGTGCGGAGCTAACTAAGATGGTGGCGAAGCCAAACTTGGATAAGTTCATGAACACAGCTAGGATTGCTATGTCGGTGAACACCGACTACAAGAATGGCAGCGGCATTGTGGTCAAGGAGGAGCGTGATGGTACGCTGCTAAGTGTAGTACTACATGACGCATGTGGGCTGACTGATGAAATGCGTGTACAGAAGTTTAAGGATACGTATGAGATGTCTGAGTTGTATCAGACCAAGCTGGCTATGCTGCGTATGCTAGAGCATAAGCAACCGGTAGAATCTATCGGCGTTAAGTTTGCGATTGATAATACCAATTGGTATTACCTGACAGGTGGTGAGATAATTACTACCAGTTAGCGTTCAGCAACGATAACTCCGTTCTTTGGGGACAAGTTGACTTCAGGTCAGTTTGTCCCCTTTTTTTTATCTATCAATATCTCCAACGCGATAGCGAAAATAAATATAAAAAGCTATTGCACCCTCCCCTTCTTCCATTCTATACTGAGTCCACTTCTGTCTGTAGTGAGAGTGGAATGTCTACCCCTGAAGGTAAAGTCAAAACCAAAGTTCGCGCTGAGTTATTGCGGCGTGGTATTTATCACTTCATGCCTGCTACAGGTGGGTATGGACGTAGCGGTGTCCCTGATATCGTAGGCTGCTACCGAGGACACTTCTTTGCGGTAGAAACCAAAGCGGGTAATAACAAACCCACTGCGCTACAAGAGCGAGAACTAAAACAAATACGAGATGCTGGCGGGGGAGCCTTCGTTATCAATGAAACCAATCTGGACGAATTGATAGTGTGGCTGGACACTCTGCCGCGATGACTGATCCCATGACCGTTCTCTAGGAGAAGCTGTGAAAAAACTAATTAGAAAGCTCGCGTACAAATTCAGTAGTACTGAAGTGAAGATGTTGATTGATAAGCTCGAAGAAAACGGCGAGAGAATATCCCTAAACGCGTACGCAGGGGAGTTTCGTGCTTCTCATGGCTACCTGCATATTGTTAACAACGGACGGTTTTCTTTTGCAGAGCGTGTCGCCTTAGCCTCTACTATGAATAAACTTCATAGAGCTTCAACGAAAATAGCAATTATAGAGACTTTGTTTGAGGGGAAAGACCGAGGATCAAAGTCGTACATACCCGGCGAGACAATATCGCAACGTATGACGAACCCGACTTCTATGATTACTCCAGAAGGGGTAACAAAACAAGCGTTAAAGATATTAGCGGATGAGATGGAGAAGGATATTCATAAAGCATATAAAACCCCAATACAAACAGCAGAAGTTATGCGCCAGAAAGGTTTGCTTTGAACATAATTACTTTGGACTTCGAGACGTACTACGATCAAGAGTATAGCTTGTCCAAGCTGACGACTGAAGAATACGTGCGTGATGATCGCTTTGAGGTTATCGGCGTAGCAGTGAAAGTAAACGATGAGGATACCGTTTGGTTTAGCGGTGACTTTGAAGAGACCCAGACTTTTCTTTATGGGTTTCATTGGGGGGAATCCCTTGTTCTCGCACACAACACCCTGTTCGATGGCGCAATTATGTCGTGGCGTTTTAAGATCAAGCCGATGGGTTGGTTGGATACGCTGTCGATGGCTAGAGCCTTGGACGGTGTGGAAGTTGGAAACAGTTTGGCAAAACTCGCAGATCGTTACGCCCTAGGCACTAAAGGCACTGAAGTAATTGCGGCAAAGGGTATGCACCGGAAGGACTTTTCTCCTGCGCAGTTAGCACAGTATGGAAACTACTGTATCAACGATGTCGAGATTACCTACAAGCTGTTCGATATCTTGAAGGAAGGATTCAATAAGAAAGAACTGAAGCTGATTGATTTGACCCTGAGTATGTTTACTGATCCGGCGTTGGAGTTAAACCTACCGTTGCTAGAACAGCATCTTATTGGGGTGGTGGAGCGTAAGGAAAAATTAATCGCTGAGGCTAGTTCCGATAGGGATACGCTATTGTCCAACCCGAAGTTTGCTGACCGGCTGAGGGAACTTGGGGTAGAACCCCCTATGAAAACTAGCCCAGCCACGGGCAAGCCTACGTTGGCGTTGGCTAAGAGCGATGAGGGGTTCAAAGCTTTGGCCGAGTATCCGGATGAGCGGGTACAAGCGTTGGTAGCTGCGCGGTTGGGGACGAAAAGCACACTGGAAGAGACAAGGACGCAGCGGTTTATTGATATTGCGAAGCGCGGCAAGATGCCCGTCCCACTACGCTACTACGCAGCGCACACAGGTCGTTGGGGTGGAGACGATAAGCTGAACTTGCAGAACCTGCCGAGCCGTGGCAAAGACAAGAACACACTGAAGACTGCGATTTGTCCCCCGCCGGGGTATGTGCTGATTGACGCCGACTCCGCACAGATCGAAGCGAGGATTGTCGCTTGGCTATCAGGACAAAAGGATTTGGTCATAGCCTTTAAAGAGGGTAGGGATGTTTACAAAATGATGGCGGGGAGTATCTATCACAAGAAGCCAGACGACGTTACTGAGGAAGAACGTTTCGTTGGTAAGACCACAATCCTTGGTGCAGGGTACGGCATGGGAGCGCTGAAGTTTCAGATGCAGCTAAAGTCATTTGGTGTGGAACTGACTTTGGAGTTTTGTAAGAAGATTTTAAATACATACCGCACCCAATTTGGTCACATCCCCATGTTGTGGGGCGCGGCTAGTGAGTGTATTGCTACATTAGCACAAGGGGAGATCAAAGCTGCACCGTTTGGTGTCCAACCACAAGCAACGTATTTTATGCCGGGGGTTGGGTTTGATATGCCAAGTGGCATACCGCAAAAATATCCGGGGATTAGGTTTAGTGGGGCACCTACCCCTATGCGTGGTGTTCCAGAGATTGTGTACGACACGCGCAAAGGGCCGAATCGAATCTATGGTGGTAAGGTCGTAGAGAACATTTGCCAAGGACTTGCGCGGTGCGTGATTGGTGAACAGATGTTGAAGATCGCGCAACGGTACAAGGTGGTGCTTACCGTTCATGATGCTGTGGCTTGTATTGCACCTATAGCAGAAGCGGAAGAAGCAGCAAGGTATGTGCAGGAGTGTATGCGTTGGAGGCCGAAGTGGGCAGAGACGCTGCCGTTGAACTGCGAAGTGAAGATGGGCGATAGCTACGGCGGTGCTAAGAAATGGAAAGGGTAGAGATGAAGCCTCCTGAAATCATAGCCGTTGCGTTCTACATAGCGATAGCTATGTTCAGTTTGTATTACGGAGCAAAGGTTTTTTCAATGAAACCGCAGATACCATGCGGCGTGGCAGAGATCAGCCCTGACTTTAGCGCAGAAGACAGGGCGCGGTGCAGACAGATAAGGGGGCATAAATTATGAAGGAGAAGAACAGTGCCTGATATAAAACTATACGACTACCAGAGAGAGCCGCATAACCCGCGAGTTAAGTACACAGTGAGCTATCCAATGCCGGAAAAGAAGTCGGACTCACTACGCTGCAACGCCCCGTGGGTTGATAACCATATGATTTGCTGCTACTACGATGAGAAAGAAGATCTTATTGGGGTGCGGTTTGTTTACAAGAACGGGACGTACTTGGACTTGATAGGATAAGAGATGATCGACGCGAGAAAATTACAGTACTACACGATGGCATACAGATTGCGCGGTTACGCTGAAGGGTTGGACGAGGATAGGCATGAAGCGTTAATCCATATGCTAATGAAAGCAGCGATGCTGTTAGAAGAATCATGGGACGATTACCAACTGACGTTACCACCAGACCAACGAGTAGGGAGTTGAACATGAAAGCGTTTCCAAATTTAGATTTTCATCAACTCAACCAAGGTATGGACTTGCGCGACTACTTTGCAGCACAAGCGATGAATCAAATTGGGTGGCATGGAGATGTAGATAGCCTAATGGCATGTGCAAAAGAGTGCTACATGATCGCAGACGCGATGATGAAAGTAAGGGAAGAGAAATGAAATACACATGGTCGTACTCAAGCATCTCCCTATTTACGCAGTGTCCTCGTAAGTACCACCGGCTGCGTATCGTAAAGGATATTGTTGAGCCGCCACAGAATCATCTTATCTACGGCAGTGCAGTGCATAAAGCTGCCGAAGAATACATCCGTGACGGTACGCCGATTCCACCGAAGTTCAGCCAGTTCCAGAAGCAATTAGATGCGATGAAGGCATTGAAGGGTACGAAGTATTGCGAACATGAAATGGGGTTGAAAAAAGATTTCACTCCGTGTAGCTTTAACGATCCGGAAGTCTGGGCAAGAGGTATTGTCGATTTGCTAGTAATTAATGGGGACAAGGCGAGGATCATTGATTACAAAACGAGCAAGAGCAGTCAGTACGCCGATACGAAACAGTTGGAGTTGTTGGCACTGCTAACGTTCAAGCATTTCCCAGAGGTAAAAACTATTAAGGCGGGGCTGTTGTTTTTGGTTGTAGAAGATTTAGTGCCAAGAGAATATCAAAGCGAGATCCAATCGACTGCATGGGTTAAATGGATTAACGATGTGCAGCAGTTGGAGGCGGCGATGCAACACGATGTTTGGAATCCTAAACCTAACTTCACATGCCGCAATTTTTGTGCAGTCAAAGACTGTGAACATAACGGTAGGAGTCAATACTAGGAGGCAAATATGCTACGCGATGGTAAATTTATACCGGAGGAACACCCTAAGATTGGGGCGTTTTATGTCCGGCAGTTTAAGCCTGATACTCACACACCAGAAGAACGATTTGTACAAAGTCTTCTGCTTGGGTATCAAGAAGAAAAAGAATCTTTTCTATCCAAATTTTTTGGGTTCATGCTTAGAGTGTGACTAGGAGAAACGTCATGTATTTCATCAAACGATTTATATCGTACATAACAAATTTGTTTGGCCCAAAGTATGAACCTGTTGAAGCGGTTGCCCCGCCGATTGTAGTGAAGAAGGAACGGAAAAAACGCACTCCTTACCATGTATCTAAAGTTGACGGTAAAGCTACATCATTCTCAGAATCTTTTGCCTCACTACTAAGTAATTTAAAACATATGTTTGAGGTTATAGAACTTCCAACAAGGCTTTCTTGGATACCTGCTGATGAGAGAATAGGCTTTGCAAGACTAGGCATCTATGTCCCACATCCGTGGGAGATGACGATGATAGAAGACGGCGAAGCTGTAGAAGTAGAGAGTCTCGACAGGTTGCCAGCAATGATGGCTGTGGCGTTCCCTCACGAAGACACCGAAGAAAGTATCGCCCCTCAAGTATTTTTTGCCTTGAAGCTGACTAAATTGCCGTTAGGGGTAGAGCCACTACCGGGGCATCCGTACAAGTTTGGTGAAGTTGTAAAGCTAGATGGCAGGCTTATGTGGCTTGTTATGTATGTTGTTGTTGATAAAAAAACTGGCAAAGTATCTGTATGCCGAGAACATCGGCAAGAAATAGTAGATATAGGTAATAGACCGCGCCACGAAAAAGACCGTACAAGGTACAACAAAAAATGGAATGGCAACCCCGCAATGATGTACCCGCATGAAGCAGAAAATAAAGATTTAATAAAAGTTATACACCACTACAAAGTGATATTTAAAAACGTGTTTGATTGGTGGACGCAGCGTAAAGACGAAAGTTGGAACGTATCCGTCAAGCAAGGCAAGAGAAGGTTGGTGTTTTCCTTAGACCGTATGGATACAAAACGATACTTTGCCGACAGAGACTTGACTATTCAAACAGCAAACGGAAAGCGTAAAAAGATAGTCCACTTTGTAAGCGAACACGAACGGATTATAAAAGGTAAGAAAGTTATCATTAAAGAACATTTGCGTGGGCTTAACAAATTTACATGGAACGGATATGATTGTGTGGTCACCGCACCTAAGTTTTCTCAAGTCAGTACAGTAATGTTTGACGTAGCCCCCGAGGAAGAAACTGAACTACAAGACAAAGACGTACAGTTGGTTGGAATGACAAAGGTAGTTGACATACTGATTAACCGCGAAGAAAACCAAGGGAAAGAAGAGTATGAGTTCACGCAACATAGAAAGGCTGGCTAACGCTTTGGAAGAAATGCCCCGTACAGAAATTGATTTAGAAGCAGCGAAAACCCTACGTGAACTTGGTAGGGTTTTTGAAGTGGCGCGTGAAATGGTGATGGCAAGAACACATGAGCAAAGCAAGGCTGCTTATGCCGAAATGATAGACCTTATTAAAGGCAAAAAGGGAGAATGATGGACACTAAGTTTTGCACTGCTTGTCAGGTAACCCGTCCCGTTGAAGGGGGCGCAATGAAGAAGTCTGGAAAAATCAACCGTTGGGTGTGCAAGGTGTGTCAAGACCGCTCATCTGTCAGCCCATACTTATCTACCTTTCGTAAAGGAAATGATAATGCCATACGTAAATAAACCCCGTCCCTACAAGCATGAGTATGAGACATATGATGGTACGGAGAAAGTAAAGAAAAAACGGGCCGAGCGTAACAAAGCACGACGCATCATGATGGAAGCTGGCAAGGTGCATAAAGGCGACGGTAAAGACGTTGACCATAAAGTGCCTTTGTCCAAAGGTGGTAAGACTACCAAGAGCAACCTGCGCGTCAAAACCGCGAGTGATAACCGTTCATATCCACGCAAGTCAAACCACGAACCAAAATAATGCAAATAGTCGATAACAAGCTACTGGTAGTGCATACCAAATGGCCGAGTCGGATAACCGAAACGGTTAAGAAAAGTAAGGTGGTAGCGCATCAAGGAGAAGTCAGCAAAGTCGTAGTCTTCTGGGGGCTAGAAGAAGCGCGTACATTGAGCAGGGTAGGTATACAGAAAGTGCCTTCCCCAATCCTACGCGACTACAACTGGCCGGGGCTGTTTGCCCCGATGGCGCATCAGAAAGATACAGCGTCTTTCTTGACGGTCAACCAGAGAGCCTTCTGCTTCAACGAGCAGGGGACAGGCAAGACCGCATCCGCTATCTGGGCATCTGACTACTTGCTTACACAGGGTGTGGTAAACCGTGTCCTTATTATTTGCCCTCTCTCCATCATGCAGTCCGCATGGCAGGCTGACTTGTTCAAGTTCGCAGTCCATCGTAGTGTGGACGTTGCCTATGGTGACCGTTCTAAGAGAAAGGCAATCATCAACAGCGGTGCCGAGTACGTCATCATTAACTTTGATGGTCTCGATATTGTGAAGGATGAAATTAAAAACGGTGGCTTTGATCTAGTTATTGTCGATGAAGCCAATGCGTACAAGAATCACCGTACAAAAAGATTTAAGGCGCTAAAAGAGATAGCATCTCCCAAGACATGGATGTGGATGATGACTGGCACTCCCGCTGCACAGTCCCCACTAGATGCTTTTGGGTTGGCAAAAATGTGTGTACCTGAACGTGCCCCTTTATTGTTTAACGCGTTCCGCGATAGCGTAATGACGCAGCTAACCAGATTTATTTGGGTGCCAAAGAATAGCGCGGAGCAAACAGTGCATAGGTTATTGCAGCCAGCGATACGGTACACCAAGGCCGAATGTCTTGATCTTCCTGATGTTACGCACGTATCCCGTTACGTACCTATGTCGCCACAACAGGTTAGGTACTACAAACAACTTAAGAAAGACATGCTGATTAGCGCGGCAGGTGAGGATGTTTCTGCTGTGAATGCAGCCGCCAATTTTACTAAGCTGCTACAGATATCTGGTGGCGCGGTCTATACCGACACTGGTAGCGTAGTAGAGTTTGATGTCTCAGACCGACTAAACGCAATACAAGAGGTTATTGAGGAGGCAACAGCGAAGGTGCTTGTCTTTGTACCCTTCACACATACTATTGGAATAATTAAAGATTTTCTAACGAAACAAAAAATAACTTGCGAAGTGATTAACGGCGAAGTACCGGTAACTAAACGCACCGAGATATTTAAAAAGTTTCAAGAAGAAACAGATCCAAAAGTATTACTCATTCAACCACAAGCCGCTGCACATGGCGTTACTTTGACTGCTGCGAATGTTGTCATCTGGTACGCTCCAATAACCTCCATTGAGTATTACCTGCAAGCAAATGCACGAGTCCATAGACAAGGGCAAAAGAACCCTGTTACTGTAGTACATATTGAAGGCAGTCCCGTTGAAACAAAACTCTACGCGGCACTGCAAGATAAGCTTGGCTTTCACTCAAAAATTATTGATCTCTACAAGAACGAAATTAACGAATAGTTCTTGACACTGTAAAGAGCTATGGTAGTATAAGAAATCGGCTACTGCCGAACAAAGGAGGACGTAATGCCAATTGATATACCTATCGATAAAATTATCGAGACGTACGTAAAAATACGCGATAAAAAAGAAGCTATTTATCACGCATACAGAAAAGACACCGCTGAACTTGAAGAACAGATGGCAGTGTTGAAGCACAAACTGCTTGAATTATCTAAAGAGACCGGCGCTACCACTTTTTCTACCCCCGACTACACCGCATACCGTACGGTCAAAAATCGTTATTGGACTAACGATTGGGAAAGATTTTACGGTTTTATGCAGGAACATGCGGCTATGGGGCTTTTAGAAAAACGTATTCACCAAACAAACATGAAAGAGTTCATGGAGGGTAATCCTGATTTACACCCGCCCGGACTACATGTGGATAGTGAATATGAATTTACCATCAAACGTAAGTAATTAGGAGAACGCAATGAGCGACATCACTTTGTTTCAATCAAACAATCTGCCCGACTACCTTAAAGAAGTTGAGTTGGATGATCTGACTAAATCCCTTGCTGGTAATACATCTACCAAGCGTATCTCGATTCGTGGCGGCGTGTTCCGTCTCATGGTATCGGGAGAAGAAGTTGCGAAGAACGAGAACCGTGCCATGAACATCGTCATCGTTAATGGTGGCCGTGACATCGCCCGTCAGTTCTACGCTGGTAAATACGTAGCCGGTGAATCTGCGGCACCTGACTGCTGGTCGAATGATGGTAAGCGTCCTGATGCAAGCATCGAATCCCCACAGGGCGAAACATGCGAAAGCTGCCCACAGAACATTAAAGGTTCTGGTAATGGTGACTCCCGCGCTTGCCGATTCCAGCAGCGTCTGGCTGTCTTGTTGGCCGACGATATTGAGGGTGATGTATATCAACTCACACTGCCATCTACGTCGATCTTTGGCCGTGGCGATGTAGACAAGATGCCGTTCCAGCAGTACGCCAAGTACGTTGGTTCGCAAGGTAAGAACATCAATACTCTGATTACAGAGATGCGTCTGGATTCTGATTCAGATACCCCGAAGCTGACGTTCAAGCCCGTTAAGTTCTTAACCCGTGAACAGTGGGAGATTGCCCGTGCAAAAGGTGACAGCCCGGCTGCAAAGGCAGCTATTGCGCAGACTCCGGCAACGACAGACGGTGCTAAGAAGAAAATATCGGCCCCGGTCAAAGTCGAAGCGCCTGAAGACGTTCCAGAGCCGACTAAACGCGCTTCGAAGAAAAACGCGGAACCTGCAGCTAAGAAGGACTTTGCAGAGGTAATCAATAGTTGGTCTACAGATGATTAATCATGGACAACCGTGGTTACGCTTCAAGGATCATCAAAGCGAACTTAGAGGCTAGTGTGGAAAGCCCCGGCGTTGCGCTGGGGCGCTTCTGCATCACCAAAGAAATTCCCGTATCAGATGTAGCTGAGTATTTTGGCGTTAGTAGGATGACCATCTACAAGTGGTTTGTAGGTGAATGGTTACCCCGTAAATCTAACGCAGAAAAGATATCGACTATCCTGAAACAGGCTAAGTTCTCCCTATAACCTCGGCATTGGCGGCGATAAAAATGGCAAGAACAGACTTGTTGTCCGCAGTCCTCTCCGATGAGGGATGGTACTGTGTGGTGGGTCTAAAGAAGACCGGAATGCCGAAGCAGGTTTTCGTGCAAACTCTGGAGGAAGTTGAGCAAGAAGTAAACGATCTTTTGCTAAAGAACTATGACGTTTACTTTGCCTGTTCAAAATACGAAACAAACAGCACTCGCACGACTGATAACGTTAAGAATATCAAATCGTTCTGGCTGGACGTTGATTGCGGAGAAGGTAAGCCGTACGAAACGCAAGGTGATGGGGTACAAGCCCTTAAACATTTTTGTGCTGACCTCGGCTTACCCAAACCGACGATGGTTAACTCCGGTCGTGGGGTGCATGTTTACTGGACACTCAAGGAAGCTATAACGCGGCAACAGTGGAAACCTATTGCAGATAGGTTAAAGACTGTTTGTCATGAACGTGGATTCCATGCAGACCCAGCGCGTACTGCGGATGCGGCTTCTATTCTTCGTATACCTGAAACTTTAAATACAAAGAGCGACCCCCCTGTGGATGTCGTTCTGATGTGCATCGGTGCCGAAACTAGCTACGAAGAATTCAAAAACATTCTTGGTGTGCTTGAAGAAGTACCTGAATATGCTCGTACACAAATTAACGAGTTGACCAAATCTTTGATGGGGAACAAGCAGTCTCGGTTCTCTACCATCATGATGAAGGTTGAAAAGGATGGTGCGTGTCCGCAGTTGGCTTCGGCTATAGCGGATCAAGAAAGTCTGGAGGAGCCTCGGTGGAGGGCCGCGCTATCTATAGCGGCTCACTGCGTTGATATGGAGGAAGCAATCCATGACATCTCGTCTAAGCACCCCGACTATTCACCTGTAGCAACCGCAGAGAAAGCGGCAAGAATCAAAGGCCCGTATACCTGTGATGCGTTTGACAAGATCAACCCCGGCGGCTGTGACAACTGCCCGAACAAGGGAAAGGTTACTTCTCCTATTGTTCTCGGCCAAGAGATTGTGGCAGCGGAACCAGAAGATAACGTAATTCAATTTACCCCATCAGATGTCAGCAAACCGGTGACGTACACCGTGCCTGAATACCCGTACCCCTACTTTCGCGGAAAAACTGGTGGTGTATACAGGAAGGCAGATGACGAGGACGATGAAGCCGTGCTTATTTATGAGCATGACCTCTATGTAGTAAAGCGTATGAAAGACCCGCAACATGGTGAAGTTGTATGGATGCGGCTGCACACCCCCAAAGATGGTGTGCGTGAGTTTGCGTTACCAGCAGTTGACTTGCTTACTACAGAGAAGCTACGAGAAAAGTTGGCATGGTTTGGCGTTATCGCTATGAAGAAACAGATGGAAGCGATTATGGCCTACATTGTCAGGTTTACAAAAGAATTGCAGTGTAGAGAAGGAGCAGACATTATGCGTACCCAGTTTGGGTGGACCGAAAATAGTCGTTCATTTGTTGTTGGCGATACCGAAATTTGTGCTGACGGAGACCGCTATAGCCCACCATCAAGTTATACCGCACCATTGGCAGATTACTTTATTCCAGTGGGGTCGTTAGAGGAATGGAAGAGCGTTATCAGTGTGTATGATCTGCCGGGGCTTGAGCCTATGGCTTTTGGGTTCTTCACCGGTTTTGGCGCACCACTGCTAAAGCACCTGAACTTAAAGGGTGCCTTGATCAACATGATCAACAATCAGTCTGGTACCGGTAAGACCACAGCAATTAAAGCAATGCACAGCATCTACGGCCATCCGGAAGAAGTTATGCTGATTCAACGAGATACCATGAATGTGAAGTTGCACCGGCTAGGGGTGATGAATAACCTACCTCTTGGTTGTGACGAGCTTACCAAGATGACTCCGGATGATTTTTCGGACCTTTCATACGCTGCATCGCAGGGTAGAGGCAGGGCTAGGATGAAGTCCAGCGAGAACGCCGAGCGTAATAACTTTGCTAGATGGGAAACAATTCTGTTGTGTTCCTCAAACGCTTCGGCAGTAGATAAGCTGAAGTCTTTGAAGGCAACTGCGGATGGTGAGTTGATGCGGGTCATTGAGTACAGCATCCCCGAGACTAAGGTGATGACCAAAGAAGAAGCCGACGAGGTATTTCCTAAGTTGTACTCCAACTACGGCCACGCAGGGCGTATCTATATCCGTGACTTGGTATGCAATCTTGAGGAACGTATCAGAGAAGTTAAAGATATCCAGCTTCTGATTGACCGCAAGATCGGCTTCACAAACCGAGAGCGGTTCTGGTCGGGGGTAGCAGCCTGCAACATCGCCGGTGCTATGTTTGCACGTAGACTTGGCTTGATCGATATTGATGTCGGCAGGGTGTTCAAGTGGCTGGTCAAAGAGTTTACCCAAATGCGTCAAGAGATCAAGCCGCCCGCATCCAGCTACGCTAGTGTGATAGGTGAATACTGGAACGAGCAGCGCCAGAATACTTTGGTGATTAACGACGAGATCGATAAACGCACGGGAGTTGAGTTACTGCCGATTCTGGAGCCGCGAGGGGAGTTGACGGTGCGTATGGAGCCAGATACTCAGAAACTATTCCTTGTTTCCAAAAAGTTCAGGGAGTACTGTTCCAAGAATCAGATTACTTTGAAAGATGTCTTGAACGCTCTGGCGTCGGAAGGTGTATACGTCGGCACAATCAAAAAACGTATGTCCAAGGGCACCAAGCTGTCTAGCACTCCGCCGGTGGATACCTACGTATTTGATTGCTCCCGTGGTGATTTCCTTGATCCTGATACTTATATTGGTGCGGCGCAGACCGAATCTGGTTCAGATGAGGAAGCGGTAGCCACTGGCACTGATGGTAGTTGACGGGGTCACGTACACAGTTAACTGGAGGAAGTTTTTTATAAACTCCTCTTTCTTTGTCCCTTGTATACACGCGTATCAAGCCAAAGAAGATGTTAAGCGAATCTCACGCCGACTAGGTTTTAAGATAGTTAGCAAGGTTGTAATTGAGGATGGGGTACGCGGCTTGCGAGTTTGGAGAATTAGGTAGTATTATGGGTACACAACGTGTTGCTTTTACGTTGTTTCTCCTAGATGTTTTTCCCCCCGGCACCCCCTCTTTGGCCGGGGGTTTTTTTTACTCTTCATCCTCAGCGAATTCACCCATTTCCCCCAACTGCGCACGAAGCCGTTTGTCGATACGAGCGCCGTACATCTCTGCTTCCATAGCGTCTTTCTGACGTTTCTTGAAGGACTCCCTAATCTGACGAGGGGTGATCTTAGCGTCTGGGTATTTCTCAGAGAAATCCAAAGCCCGGTCGTACTGCTCGGCATAGGCATCGGGATTGTCACGTTCCATCCAAAGCCTATCCATAATTGCAGAGCGTTCGGCCAATATCTTCTGCTCTTTCAACTTCATAGAAGCTGCAGCCTTTTGCTTCTGGGCAAGGCGTTCTGGTTGAAGGCCGATTGCTTGCAAAGCTAGTTCTGTCATGGTGAAGTCGTTAATCAGCACATCCCCACCTTTAGTTTTGGCCCCTTCTTCACTCATGCGGGCAGCGGATAAAGGTTTTGCAACGATGGCAGGGAGAGCTTTTTCGGCAGCGCGTCCATACTGACCATCCTTAGCAAGCTGATAAGCGTCGGTGAAGTTAAGTCCAAGCCCAACCACCGGACCGGAATTAGCAATTATGGACTCGATAAAGTTCTCCCGTGCATCCGGAGAGAACCGCCCGTCCCGCCACAACAAGGCTTTAGGGTCTAGGCTTATACGGTCTGCCAACGCTGCGCCCATAGCGGAAGGCACACCGCGAGTAACAATCTCTGCAGCGGTTCTTCCTGCTTTCTCAGCAGTATCAGGCTTCACTCCGGCATTAGCCAACATGGCACCGAGATACCCACCGAACTCTGTTTCCATGTAGTTGTAGAACCAGTTCTCCCAGTCGAAGTATTCGTCCTCATCCTCCCCAGCAAACATCTTGACCAGCGTACCTAACACCAAAGAGAAGTACGGCATAGCCACCTGCCCACCGAGAATCATAGAGACACCCAAGATGCCAGCCAATCTACGACGAGCCTCCTTTGAAAGCGCCTTACGTTGAGCCTCGACTTCCTCCATGCGCTGCTCAATGACCTGATCTCTGTTCGGATCGTTTACTAGTTCTTTCTCTAGAAGCGCACGATACTGATCAAGTTCGGCTTTCTTGAACGGCTCAATGTACCCCATCTGTAGATTACGATAGACCGCAAAGAGGGCAAGGATTGGGTACTGTTTAAATTTCAACAGTAAGTTGGCAATCGGATTTGAGAAGATACGGCCCTTCATCTGCCGAGAGTAGTCACCCAAAGTCAGTGCGGCTACGCGAGTTGCTTCTTGAATAGCAATCTCAAACGCTTGGTCCGGTGTATTCTTTGTCTTGTTGCCTTGCGCATCACGTAGATAGACTCCACGCAAACCTTCCATACCCGGCTGGCGTTGATAGTCCTTCACCGCCTTTTCATAGGCTAATTCAAACGTGGTCAATAAAAGGATCTCACGGTTCATGCGTTCGGACTGATGGAACAACCCGGACATAACCTTCTTAACTGTGGCACCGATACCTGTATATAACTGAGATGGGCGATCCCCCAGTTCGAAAATATCGTTAGTTAGTGAAATATCAATGACGCCATCATCTAAGAACCTATCCGCTGCACGCCGTAGTAAGGGTGGTAGTTTTGCCCCCTCTACGATAGACGGGAAATTGACTTGTGACACGACGCCTTTGGCTAATGGCATGAACGTACGCGTAGGGGATGTGCCAAGATAACGCCCCATATTTTTTAGAAGCCGAGCGTTTGCCTTGGCATAACCGTATGATCCACCTATATAAGGCATAGCTAACTGCACCGCGCCGATAGTATTGAGTATCGCAGTGAACGGGGCCGAAAGCATGTAATAGAACGTAAGCTCCGAAGCCTTACCTGCTACTTGTGCAGTAAAGCTGGTGTCCTCATTACTCATTACCGTCGGTACACGTTTCTCTACTTCAAGGATAAAGTCCTTATACGCAGCGGCGGTGTCCGTGTCCAACATCCCTACCTTCTGGGCATCGTCGATCTCACTACGGGCGTTGTTTAGGTTCTGCAAGAATTTCTCTGCAAACATAAACCGAGACTGCTGGTATGCGCTATGCACTGCAGTAGTTGCAAATACCCGCAACATATCTGAACTGGCACCTTGAATAGCCTTACGATTGATGAACATCTTCCGCATACTTTGCTGAGGCAACAACAGGTAGATAAGCTGATTTAAGCTATCTTGCAGTTGGTCTTTCAGGTCAGTTACGTTAGAAGCAGAAACACCGTCTACCAGTTCTTGCACATCTTTTAGCACCTGAGTCGTACCAACGTTACGACCATACAGGTCAGATATGCCATTGCCTTTAGCTATGGTTTCTGCAAGTTTCTTCTGTTGTGCGTTACCCTTCGATAACTCTCGTATACGGCGACGCATAGCGATATCACGCGATACTGGATTTTCAAACTCGTAAAACTCTTTAAAATTACCAGAGCCAACTTGGAACCAGTACTGGCCAAATCGCCGTAAAGGGAAGTATGGTTTAACTAGATTGTTAGGGCCGAATTGATCGTCAATTTTCTTTAGCATTTCTGCACGGGCTACAGGGTCTGGGATAGCCGCAGCGCGACGCTTCATCTCCTGCACCATCTGGGTGACTGAGTCTGAGTAGAAGTCTCGAACCTTACGATAGATTTCTTTGTATTCTGGCTTTAATGCGTTCCAAGCTTTTTGGAATGCGGGGTTTAATGTACCCGACGTAGCTGTATCAGGATCAACCCCACGAATAGTTGCCTCAAGCATAATACGACTCATAAGCTGAGATTGGGCAAAGTTCTTCTTTTGGAGTTTAGTCCATTCAGTAAGTATCTCACCGGCAGCATTCATCTTTTTGGCACGATACGCCACCATATCGCGGATGATCTTCAGGGCACCGGTAAGCTGCGTAAATTTGTTACGAGTCAGATCTTCAAGGTGTGTCAGGTTTAACACCGGTAAAGTAGCACCGCGAAGCACCGCGTTCTTAGAATCCCAAAGAGCAGGACCTAGAATCTTTATCGCGTCTTTCCATTCCATGCGACCATCATATGCGTCCTTCATAGTCTGAAGGAACATGTTTTGTTGATCTGACGCGGTGCGATAGGTGTCTGGTGTAGATATAGGCCCACGAACCCGACGCTTCTTACCTTGAGCAAACAACGGCCCTATAGGTTTGGCTTCTTGATACCGAGTCGCAGTAAACAGTTTTTCGGCTTCAACCATTGCACGGCTGGCAAGATTGTCAGCACCGACTAGGCGCAAAATGGCGTTAAAGAACCGAGACAGTACGTTAGTCCGTGCAGGAGGATAGGGGATAGCCTTTAGTAACTTTTGGAATTCTTCGTTTGTAAATAACTCAGCAAGGAATTCAAACCTATTTGTTAATCCGTATTCACCAACTTTGATGTTGCGCTGCGCTAACCTATATAGCTTTTCTATTTCCTCACGAGCATCTAGTTGCTCTTTTGTTAGTTGACTAGGATCGGCGCGGAGAATAGAGACGGTTGCGGCGTGTACGACTTCATGTAGGAACACACGGTTCCCCATACCAGCCATATTCTTGGTATTGAGGGATATAGCGTCAAACAGATTGTAGTACGCACCTGCCGCCCCAGTTACATCGTATTTATAAATTGCGTCAGATACGTCTTTAATTTCATTAGCTATTTCTGTAAAACTATGTTTACCTTTTCCTTTGGCTATTACAGTATCAAAGTAAAGGGTATTAATTCCGGTCCGTAATCGAATCAGGTTTTCTGGACGATCAAAATCTTTAAACCAATTATCGTAATAGTTTGGGTCAGCCACCCGCATGTAATTCATAACACGCTGCAACTGCGGTCCAACAGTTTGCTCTACCGCACGATATGTCAGATTATTACCATTATCAAAAGCGATAGAAGTCTGTAGGTTAAGTGACGCAAGTTTTGCCGCAAGTTCACCATAGAACCCACCGAGACGGTTGGCAAGAATATTAAGCGCACCATTTAGATCGTTGTTGCGAATCGCCTCTACGACATCAGGCTGCAAGTCACCAGAACGGCGGAATTGCTCTTGCAGTTTCTTCTCGTCTTCACTGATTTCGGTATCCGCAGTGGTCCGACCTTCTGGAGTTAAACTTGGAGAACGCGGCCCACCACGACTATCGGCGAGCATCTGCTTCTGTAAGAAGGTACCATCGCCTTTTAGTACGGCGTTAAGCCCCCTAATAATTGGGTCATCTGTATCAAGACCGAAGATACTCTTGATCTTCTCAATAAACTCTTTGACATACTGGCGCAGTTTCTGAAGTCTAGTTTCCGCTCCATACCGACCAGCCAAAATATTGGAGCCGTTGACCGCCCAGAACTCTGACGTATTTATAAACCCATAGTAGCTATGGGGCACCCTACCGTCCTTAATCATGTTCTCGGCTTCTTGCATCACGCCGGAGGACTGAGCAGCGTTACCATTAACTACCAGCGCAAGGTACTTTATAACTTCTAAGTTGTTTTCCTTGACTGCTTTGTCCATCGCCTTTTGTACCCGCACCTTCCATTCTTCGCGGATTAAGGCACGTAGCTCAGTGGGGAGCATACGCTCCATGTGGTGCAATATCTCATGCACAGCGACATCAGAAGGGGTAGCAAGGTACTTACCGTCTTCGTTTTTACGGGTAATGATTCGAACCAAGCGGGCCATATCGCTATAAAAACCAGCAACCCCAGCGTTTTGTTCCTGCGCCCGTACAGTCTGCGGAATCTTGATAGAGATTGCCAAATCCGCAGCAATAGCTGGATTCTGTAATAGCAGCCACTTAGCGAACTCGGCGGTTTCTTCGCTAATACGCCCTTTTTTAACCGCGTCCTCCAACGCTTTTATAACCGCACCAAGCCCACGTTCCCTCTTGAGCCCCCGCGACATGGACTTTTTGATAGCCTTATCTTCAAGCTCTTCGTAGAGTTTGATCATCCCATCAGCGTATTCCTGCGCTGATATCTTTCCATCACTGTAAAGTTTGTTAAGCCGATTAATACCAAATTTGTTAGTAGGCACGCTACCAACAGCGGGAGATATGTACGTGGCGGGAGTAGGGGTCAGACTCTTAAATATCTTGCCTTCTCGACCCTCATCCAACTCAACCAGTCTGTCGCTAAAAACTTTAGACGCAGTATCCCTCGCCACTTGGTCGGTTAGTCCTTGGGCTTTGAGATCCTCAAATAATTTGGTTTCAGCGGCGTCGTATTCTTCTACATCATAGTCAGGGTTAGCCTCGAACAACTCGTCCGCGTAGCTGGTAGCGAGGGCTTCTACACTCGCAGGTTCCCCTTCCGTAATTACTTCTTCTGCTTCTGGCGCAGCAGCTTCTACATCTTCTGTAGAAGGAATGCCTTCAGTAGACTCATCTGCGATTTGCTCCGGAGTTTTAAGCCCTTCAAGCAAAAAATTATAGTTTTCTTTCGCGGCGATAGCTTCGTCTGTTAGTGCTGACCACTTATCTCTAGTAGCTCTGTACGCGTTGTATATTTCGGCTTGTACATCTTCCGGAGTATTTTCAGTAAGTGCCTCGTACGCATTTTTGGCAGCTTGGTATTCTTCCCAAGCCGCATCAGATTCAGCGGATAGTTCAGTATATAAAGTTTCTGCTTCTTCTAATGCACCAAGCTGTTCTGTTGTTCCAGCCTCAAGCTGACCAGTAGAAACTCCAGATACCCCCAGTCCTCCGGCGTCAGGTGTTGCAGCGGCTCCGGTATCGGAAACCCCGGCGGCTCCGGCTGGTTGTTCTGCACCAGTATTAGAAACGCCAGCGACACTAGCTCCGGACTCAACTCCCAAACTTGCATTCTGCTCGGCAATATATTCATTGAATGCCCCTTCAAGTTCTTCAGCAGTGGGAGCCCGGCCAAGTTCAGCAAAAAGCTGTCGCTCTATATTACTTACTTCTTGTGTAGTGAGACTATCAAGGGTGCGTAAAGGTTGAGCAGCGCCAGCACCACTTTCTCTTTTGGCTCTTGTAGTAGCTTCTGTAGCGGCAGTAGTAGCGGCTTCTTCGCTGGCTGCAAGCGCATCCAGCCCTGCCATGGCCCTTCCTTCTGCTGTAGAAGTATTGACCCCGCTTGTACTGGGTTTAGCGAATGCAGCTTGTACAGCTTTAGCCCCACCGCCATATGCACCACCAGCAACGGATTCGGCAGCGGCAGCGTTGACAATACGCTTGATATTTTCTTTAGTAAGGAAGTCACCAGTCTGCTCACCCAAAGCACGTTCAGCAGCGATCTGAATAGTTTCCTGAATGCCACCAGCCAGAAATTCTTCACCGCCTTGCTTGATTATTGCTTTTGGAATCTCTTTGGCGATCTCTTTTCTGGTTTGTTCTTTTATAAGTTGTGCAGCAGGGCGCTTGATTAGTTCCGCCGCAGGGCCAAGAATTACATCGACGGTACCGGACGCGATAGCTGAAGCCAGCGTAACATCTCCACTCTTTGCCAAGTAATCAAAGACAGCGTCGGCTTTAGCTTTAGGGTCTTGTATGTCCTTAGTTTTATCAACAATATAGTTGAGACGGTTCTGCACCCCGCCTGACAATTCCATAGTGGTGCCAGTGGCAAACACGCCTAGACCGCCAGTAGTAACGGCAGCGGCAATAATAGGTACGAGTTGTACACCACCTGAACCTAAGTTAAACGCGGCCCAATTTGCAAAATCTGTAACGCCTTCTATGTCAGTTAAATCTTGGGTACGGCCTTTGTTTACTAGGTTTTCTTTTTGGTATTGCTGAAGAATATTGACCGCTTCTTGGATATTTTCTTTTCTGTTAGCTACTTCTTGTGTCGCTTTATCCCGAAGCACCTTACGTGTTTCAGGCTTTGAGTTTAGATACATCCGAGCACGGGAAGTCTCAAAATCAGAACCTGCCTTAATCTGCAGCGGATCAGTAATCTCTCCCTTGTCGATCTTATCGTAGAGGCTTGCTATGTTTAGGTTAGTAAGGGCCGCGCCGACATCAACAAAAGCGCCGGTAGAAGTAGGGATACTCTTTACGCTAGATATACCAGACTTTACGCCTTTGACAGTCTCTTCAATTGGAGAAAGGCTTTTATCCACAACAGGCGCAGCGGCAGCACCCTCTACAGCAAATGGGTTAGTTACTGTGTCTCTTGTAGCCGAGTCTGGGGCAGCGACTGGCATACCACCAAACTGTTTGGCGGCATCCAGATAATTGATTTGCTGGGTGGGCACAGGAGCGCCCCCCATCTTTTTAGCTTCCTCCAAGAAGTTTATCTTGGTGTCGCTGGTTACAGGAGTCCCACCAAATTTTTTAGCTTCTTCGAGGTAGTTCATAATTTAAGGAAGGTTATATTGTCTTCTGAACGCGTCAGCCTGTTCCTTTGTTGTAAAGCTGACAGGGCCTTGTGGAGTATTTACCACAAATCCACCTACACCAGCAGGGGCAGGGGCTGGGGACGCAGAAGGGGATCTACCTGATATATCTCTATCAACTGATTCTATGTAACTTAAAGATTCAGGAGTAATTTTATGCTCCGCGTAAACTTCATCTCGTCTACGATTTAAATTAGTTTTAAGTTCTGCAAGTCTAGCTTTGTCTTCGGCGGTCCTATCTTTTTCAGATTTCTTTTCGATCTTACCCATCTCGTTTCTTATACGACCTGCGGCAGGATCCTCGTCTAAAGCACGGTTCGCTCTTCCAAGTGACGTACGTATTGAGTTATACCGGTCAGCCTCGCGGTGCTTCTGGTCAAGGACCCAAGCAAGCGCATCAGGATACGACATGTTTTTATCTTTCATTACACGCTCAATACGCCTTTCATCTCTATCTGCAGAGTATTGAGTAGCCGCTGCATGAGCCTGTGCCCCCCGAAGAGACTGATCCGCGTGGTATTTAGTACCCGTAAGTTGCTGATCTGCAGAATATTTAGTCCCTGTAAGTTGTGTCTCTGCCACAGACCGCGAAGTTAAATCACGGAGCATAGCCTCGTACTTTGAGCCTTCAAGCGCATTTAAAGAAGTTGCAAGCGAAGTGGCGGCAGTTGCTCGTGATTGCGCAGCTTTATCCACACGTTCTTGATTCTTTTCCAAGCGAGCTTGCACCGACTTGGACTGATCAATCTTGAATTGATTCTCGGTAGTATCCAGCGCCATTTGTGCGCGAGTAAGATCCCGGTCAGCTTTCTTAATATCCTTAAGGTCTTGAGCAAGACCTTTCAGCGCTGGGCTTGCACCTTCACCGATATTTACAAGCGCAAACGGCGACTTACCAGCCAAGACACCCAGTCCGGCTTCAATAAGACGCATGTTTCTGGCTTCCTGTTTGTCAGACTTAAGTTCGCCCCGTTCTTTCTCTAGCGTCTCCCGCTGTTTCTTATACAAGTCGGGATCAACTCCCATTGCCGTGTATAGATCTTTCGTAGCTTTAATAGCGTCGGCTTGGCTTTCTTCTTTAACTTCAGGAACTAAATCCTTAGCCTGTCTCTTTGCACGTTCAAGATTACCAGTTACATCGGGAAGTGGTATCCCATATTTATCTACGTTAGGTTTAGAAGGATTAGGTCCGAGCGACACAGTTTTAGCTGCATTAGGGTCAGCAATCGGGGGGAGCACCTCGGCTGCACTGCGTCTATCTTCAGGTACAGCAGCGCCTTCTTGCCTAAACCCCGTAGATAAATCTGTCTTACCCTTCATTATTCCGGGTAGTCCAAACGTATCTTGCACGGCTTGTCTTGCTTCCATTCTGGCAGCATCGGCTTTTGTTGTTACCCCACTCGGCCTATCAAACGGTGTGGATAAATCAAGGCGCTGGTTACGAATATCTTGCAAAGTCGGGCGCTCTTCTCCTCTAGAAGCTTCTTTTCTAGGAATGTTGCCGCTAGGTCTATCAAATCGTGTGGACGTATAAAACTTTGGGTCACTAACTCCACGTTGCGCACGATGGCTGGCAAGTTGATTATATAGAGTCCTTACCCCCTCAGTTGGCGTATATTCATCGATAACCCGCTGATTACGTTCTTCAGGACTAAGCCTTCCATAGTCAAGTTCTTCTATCGATGACCTCCGTCCATACTCGGGAGCTATCCTAGTAATTTCACTAGCCTCATCTGTAGGCACTGTTTCAACACTACCTACATTGTCGCCATATAACTTTTTATACTCTCTATATTCTGCGGCACTAGAATATCCAAGTGCCCTAGCTTCTTCGTCTGTAACATCTCCACCATCCCCAAATGCCACAATACCGCCACCGGCGTACTCACCCACATCACCAGTAGGAAGACCTTCCACACCCGGAGCCATTTGTGGTTGGGCTGCAGCCATCTGCGCAGCAGGAATACCTTGCGCCATTTGAGGCTGTTGCATTTGGGGTTGGGGTTGAGCTTGACCCTGCATAGAGGCTTGCGGTGCCGCCTGTGGTTGCATCGGTGGGTTAAATACGTCTTGCGCTACGGTTGTCTGCTGTTTTTGTTCTTCTGCCGCAGCATTACGCATACGGTCGATAAACATCCCCGCCATGAGTGCGGCGGTAGGATCGATTAGCCCCATACGAGCAGCGTTGGCGATTGCTTTTTTATTCCCTTTATACTCACTGGCAATGGATTCGGGAGAAGTAAGCGACATCGGTTTCATTTAATCCTCCAATTTCTTCATAGCCAGACCCATAAGCCCACCATCAGCGTTACCCTGCCCTTTTGGGCTACCAAACATTTGATATGCACCGTACCCCGCCATACCCAAACCGGCAAGTTGAGACATCATGGAAGGTGGAGCTTGATACATTGTTTGCGCAGTTTGAGACAAGGGCAAGCCGCGCAACATGTCAGACATGAACGCCAACTGTTTATATGGATACTGCCGTTGATCCGCATAGTCTTGATATTGTTGGGCCAGACGCTGCTGCTCCAAACCTTGTTGCTGCTGCCCCATCTGTGCTTGGGTTTGTAAAGCTTGTTGTTGCTGGCCAAACTGAGTCTGCCCCAATTGCCCTAATTGCCCTGCCATCTGACCTGCCGTTTGCATACCTTGCAGTCCTAGCGTGGAGCCGAACTGCTGTGCGCGACGCGCATCTTCAAATGCCGACTGCATGCCACGGCTGTAAATATCTGATTGCGTTTGCCCCAGATTACGCTGACGCTCTGCCTCGACTATGGCCGAACGAGAACCGCCGAATGCACCTTGCTGTACTGCTTGGGCTTGGTTTTGCTGTCCCACCATAGCCGACTGTCGTGCGGCTTCTCGCAACTGGGGTGCCAACGCGTTCTCTACATAAGGCGACATGTAAGCTTGCATGGCGTATGGATTTGTAGCCATTTGCTGATATTGCTGCCCAGCACCCATTGCACCCAACCCAGCGAGTCCAGCCATTTGGGTGCCTACTCCTATTTGCCTTGCTGGACCCAAATTAGCTGCCGCCTGTTGCGCTTGCTGCTGCATTGGCGTAAACCCAGCAATACGCTCACCACCATAGGCTTGATAGGGGGCGTTACTAAGGGCTTCTGTTTTACCCAACATCTTTTCCACATACGGCTTGGCGTATTCTGGAATAGTTGTAGTTGTTTGGTTTGTACTAGTTGGTTGCGGTTCAGAGGATGAGCACATAGCAGCACCTTAAAATGTATACATCATTTGAATCGCTGCCTCTTTAAAGCCCATTCGCTTCCAAAGTTTGGCAACTCTCAAATCGGTAAGCGCGGCAACAGATACTCTTTTAACTCCGCGCTCTTTCAGTTCTTCTAAAATAACTCTAACAAGTTTTTTACCGACACCGTTTCTATGCTCTTTAAGTACAAAAATAGTATCTTCTTGGGCAATTAAATCACCATTGTGCATATCATTCGTAAGGTAGACATTACTGTAGCCAACCGCCTCACCATCAAACCTCAGAACGAATGTCAACAAATCTCCTCGATCTCCTGCGGATATGTATCGGTCTAGCCTCGGGTTGTAAGAAGAATATGGTATGCCATTTTTCTCTAGCCTATCCGTCATCTCAGCATAATGCTGTCTATACAAAGGTTCCAACTCTTCGTATGTTTCTTTAAATCGGCCAAGATGAAATGTGTAACTCATGCAGGTAACAGTTTTTCCGCTTTCGTATTTGCAGCTACTTGGTTTTTACCTGTGGTTTTGCGTCGTGCTTTTTGCACGCGATCCATCATCGCGTAGAGTTTACGGGCACCGGCTTCGGTTGAGCCGTTTCCGATTTCGGACACAATACGTGCGGGAACCACAAACTCACCATCAGCAAGACGAGCAGGTTGCCTGTCACCAATAGAAGCAGGGATAGAATCCGAAACTCCATCGCCGGGTCCTTTCAAAAGTCGCCCACCATCAGAATAGTCGCCAAGGTGCGAAACCCCACCTCCAGCAGCGTAGCCACCATACCCGCCCATTTGTTGGTTCATCATGTCATAAAACCCACCCAACCCCAGCCGTTGTTCAGGCGTTTGATAAGCCGGAATATCAATATTGGGTATAAAAGGCTGTACTGGGGATGTAGGCTGCATGACAGGCGCAACCACGCCACCGCTTACTGTACCGTTGGGCACTGCAGCTTGCCGCGCGTTTTTGTCTGCTAACGCTGCTTGATATTGTTTTTGAGTCAGCGCAAAACTTTCTGGCCCCGTAATGATGCCCCTACCAAAACCTCCGATTCCCCCCGATGTACCGGGGCCGCCCGTCTGCGTAAACTGCATAGTTTTGGGATCATAGTTGTACGTGTACCCGCTGCTTTGTGGCTCTGCTGTACCACCACCTTTGGCAAACCGTGGTTCCCCGCTATAAGTACTCACACCATAATCAGCCGAGGGCGCAACCACGTTTGTAGCTTCTGGGCGCTGCATCGCAGGGTTAGAGTACATAGGTGTTTGCAAAGCAGCCATGGGATAACCTGTATTCGCACCCACTGCGTTCATCGCGGCCATATCCTCAACAGGACCCCCAACAGCCAAGCCCATTAAACCACCTTTAGCCGCATATTCAGGGCCGGGAGCTTTGTATGGTTCTTGTGCTGTAAATGTAGGTTGGAAGTATGTACGCTCTGCACTGCCCGAATAAGGTTCTGCTGCTACGTTAGTTGCGTTATAGTCAAAAGTATAAGGACGAATCATGCCAGTATTTAGCGCGTCTTTTCGTTTGCGCATCTCTTCTTCGGCTTCTTCCTGCTTTTCAATCCCATATGTCCCTGCCGTGCCAAGGAGACCGCCTGTAATAGAGTACTCTGGCATTGCTGCACCCAATGCTTTTAGTCCTTCAGTGCCCCCCGCGTACACGTTTTTAGCGCCTTGTCCCACTTGGCTCATGTAGTCGGTAAATGGTCTGGAGATCGGTGTTGCTGATTTAGCCGCTATATCGTACGGATACGGCCCGCCTTTAAGCGCTGCCGCTGCTTCTGGCGATAATCCTCTAGCAGCGGTTGTTGCTGCGTTCGCTGCGGTTGTTGTGGTTGGGGCAGCAAGAGTGCTGTATGAATTACCTATCTGCATGTGAGACGTCGCTGCGGCGTTAGAAACCCCTGTTGCCCCTGCGTTTGCCGCTTGCGCACCCATCGAACTCAACCCCTGTGCCAGCCCCGCGCCACCATAAGCGCCAAGACCTGCCATGATGCCTTTCTTCAGACTGCCCGTGGCCGCTGTATAACCAGCACCGGTGATCAAAGCTGCGGACAAACCGCCCGTAAGCGGGGCCAGACCAAAACCAATAAGTGTAGGGAGTAGACTTTTCAGAATTCCAGCTTCAGGCAAGCCTGTTTCTGGATTGACTGTAAGGGATCCACCATGCGCCATGGCAAGAGATTGCAGCCCCTTAACTTCTCCGGGGGTCATATGGACAAGTACTTTGTCCTCCCCTCGTCCGGCGCTCTGTACTTGATTGGCTAAGTCGTGGAGGCTCATCGCTACCTCATCCTGAAAAATTTGTCAAAGTTTAACATCGTACGTACGCAAAGCATAGGCTTACAGCGCCGAAGTAAATGTTGCTGTTAAAATAACTGACGGTGAAGTCGGGTGTGCTGGGCTGGTTCCGGGCGGGTAAGTCACTGCCAAGGTGTTGCCGCTATCTGATGCGAAGTAAAGCTGAATGTAGTCGTTGGCGTTCATCGGGATAATGATGTTCCACGAGATGATTGCCGTAGCTGGCTTAGTAGCACTGATCCTTGCTGGAATGGTACCAAGACCCGCGCTGTAGTCGATGTTGGTGCCGTTCTTTGAAAACCAGATTGTTACGTTATCCACCGCATTATCAAACGACAGTAGCTGCAAGCTGAACTGGACGTTGTAATACCCAGCCGTTGTAAACACTACCTTGGACTTATCTGCCGGGTCTAACGCCACGCCATTACTACTAGTTGTATCCGACATAATAAGCGCAACCGCACCCGTCGGGGCTTGCGCCTCGCCTACATAAACGCCAGCTAAATGAGCAGCGTTGCTTGATCCATATTGACCACGGGTACACCCAGTAAATGAAGTTGCGGTCTTGCCGGTATACGTTATAACTTTAGACCCAATAATGAACGCCCCTGCATTTTGAAAGCCTGTCGTGGACACCACAGGAATAGTTGTTACTGCGTTGTTTATACCCGCAGATAGCGTAGTCACACCGTCTTGGAAGAACGCGCCTTGTGGCAGCGCCAGCGTATTCAAGTTACCAACCCGTAGCTGACTTACCAATGCGTCGATTCGGTTGAAATACAGACGCAAGATGTTATTTAGCGTGTCTTGGTATTCGCGCTGGTACTGCACGGGTGCAAAAGGCAACGTGGGGGCGCTCACCACCGTAAGTGATGATTCTTCTGTTGTAACGACCTGTGTGAATATCGTCATCAGTTTCTACCGTCAGGACGCACATCAATACGCGGCACACCCAACTGCCACTGGGTACCAACACTGTTTGACTCAATCTTGAACGCCATCTGGCGACCACGCACTCGGCTGTACACGATCTCGGTGAACTGCTGCACGTTGTAAGTCGTCTGCCCCGCGTAACTCTGCGCTGAAGTTACTGTTGGGGACAAGGCTGTGCCGTAGTTTGAACCGGGGTTCTGCTTGGGACGTACTGTGAACTGCACGAATGGCTTGTCCGATGTAGCGCCAGTCGTATCCGAGCCATCAAACGTAATGTCCGGGATCATCCGCCATACGTAGCCGTAGTTGTGGCCGTCACCAATATCAAAGTCAGACGATTGAATGTACGCATTGATTGGGCTGGGTGGGTTGGTTGAGCCATCGTCCACCGCCGCTTCGTGGTACACAATAATATTACCCGGTGTAGCCGCCATAGGAAACTGACGCAGGGGGGAGTCTAACCAAGCGGTTCGGTCTAACGTACCGTAGTACCAGACGCGGTCCAGATAATTAAAGATGACGTAGCGGTCAATGACGGTTGAGTTCTTGGAGCAATAGTTCCACCAGACTTCAGAATAACCCTCGTTGGTGCCCGCGTTGAACTGCGCTTCCTGATCTCGATTAATGTCGTTAAAGATGAACTGACGCACTGAGCAGGGTAGGGTCTCAACTCGGCCTGAGTAGATGTAAAACTTATCAACCCCCATCCAGTACACAACACCGGCAGCAGTTGCCATAGCGTTGGGGGAGACAATAGAAATGTTGTCCGCAAGTAAAGTGAAGCCATACACTAGTGGTGGGCCGAGGTACTGCATGGAGTAGATAGATGCGTCAGTCCATACAATAATTTCTTGTCGAGTCTGTAACGCCCCGACGATTTCGGAACCATGCGAGAGGCGGTAACTACCTGCTTGATTGGTAATTGCTGGTGTCCAACCGGTGTAGCTCTCCTGCTCAGACCAGCGAATAAGTAATGGGTCTTGGGGCGTTGTATCGTACGCACCGTAGTCGTTACACCCGAACGCAATCGTGATACGTGAGGTATCCGACACCATAATCTGGTTAATTTTGGACGGGCAATCCGTACCTGTAACGGCTGTACCACGAGTGCCATACGCGGGAGTTGCGCCTGAGCCGGGGTCCCACACATAAAGCGAACCGCCACGAGGAGAAAAGAGCAGACGCTCACCAAAGTTGGCCTGACTCCACAGCCTTAACTGAAAGCCAAAGCCAGTGGTATAACCCGAACCCCATGTGCCTCGAGACCAAGGACCTGCGCCCCAACCGGTGCCAATAGTGTAAATAGGAAAGCCCGTATTGATCTGATAGGCAATCGTAATACCCGAGTTAGACACAGAGCCTGTCGCC